GTTAAATTATAAGTTAAAGTATTTCCTGTTGTATTATATATTGGTGCAAAATAATTACCATCCCAAGACCAACTGTAATTATTTGGATTAATATTTGGATTAGAAATTAATCTCATATATGCTAAAGACCCTCCTTCAACAATTTCACCAATATAATACCCTCTATTTTTTGTTGTATCAGAACCATTACCATTACTAACCGGAACATAAGTAGTACAACTATCAATACCCATAAATCCATAAGGGGTAATTTGTGACAAACTCCATTCACTTGTAAAATCATTTTGAGTAATAACTTTTAAACCATACACACTGTTTGCTTGAGCCCCATCAGAAACTGGTAATGGGAATTCAAAACCCACCTCAGGACCAGGACAACTTGGTCGATAAGTTAAAGCGTTGTTATCTAATTTAGAATAATAACTAAATAACGGAGAGGTGAATGATGAAAATGAAGTGGTGTCTGCGGTAAAATCAAACGTATCAAAATATAATTTTTCACCTGAATATGAATCTGTTGCTAAATTATTTGGTATGTTATTTTTATCGTGACTAACATTTTTAAATTTTCCTTGAATTGGATAGTTCATTTTATAATTACCTTCAATAATCAATGAAGGGTCACTACCTAAATTTTTACCAAATAAAATATTTAAATCGTATCTAATTTTTACTCTCGACACATTAGGGTCAACACCTCTATTTAAGATTAAAACACATTGTTGGTCAGGGTCTTTCAGATAATTTATTGGTTTTTTTAATATTGGGAATGATTCAGTAGTTGGATTATCTTTAGTATACGGTCCTCCCCAACAACCTGGTTGTATTTGACTACCACCTGCCCATCTTTGAAGAAACATATCATTATGTAGAAATCTTTCATTAAGAGAATTAGGTATTGTTGTCCCACATTGTCCACTAAATTCAGAATAAGTCATACCCGTTATAACTTGGAAATATTCCAAATCCATCGGGAACCTATAATAATCATTATAACCATTCGTTGTGCCTGTAAATTCCGTTGAACCTGTTAACATAACATTATATGTAACCCCTAAAGGAGAACCCGCCGGATTAGGGTTAGCATAAGAGAAAGAAACTTGTGTCATTCCTGTAGATGTAAATCCTGTAATCGCTTGGTTACCAAAAGAATTTGTAACACCACTAAATAAATTAATATCTTTGGTTAATGTAGGATTTTGAAATGAAAGCATTTGACCAACTTTCAAACTATTTAAACTATTTTTATCACATAAAATGACTATAGTATTATCATAATGGAATGTAGTTAAAGGACTATTATTTGCCGGGTCAAATGTTACTTTTATTCTATTAACACCACCACCCGGATTTGAACCAGGACTTCCATCAAAATACTTCGCCTTTGTGTTAAACAAATTCATTCTTTCCGCCAAAGTTAAATTAGACGAAAATATATAATCATTTTCTTGATTCCCACTAATCTCATAAACAATTTCCTGTACTTTTGGAATACCAACACTATTATCACTATCACCAGCAGGTATTTTACCTGAATAAATTGATGTAACAGCATTTTTTATTGATGAATCTACCGAATTACCCGGAATTTTATATAAAGGACTACTAACCCCCAACAAAACTAAAGATGACGATAATGCGTTATCAGGTGCAGGGTCAAGATATATATATGGGCAAGGTAACTCCTCTGTAGAATCTCCTGAAATATCTGAAACAGAAGCGCTCGCTTCTTCACTCACACTACCTTCAGTACCAGGTGTTTGACCAACAGAACAATCACATAAATCACAATCCGGATAAGTTAACATAGGTAATGAAATACCTTTTAAATCCATCTTCCATAATTCCTTCAATATAACAACAAAAGCCGCAATAAGCAATATATAAAGAATAATTTGTAGTAAGTACCCAACAATTAAACCTAAAGCATATGGTACTGTTCCTGCGATTAAAACTCCCGTATTGACTACCTGAACTGTATAATAAAGTATTAACGCTGGTATTACTAATATTCTAAGCAACATTATTGTAAAATATAATAAATGGGCGGTAATCAATAATAAAAAAAGCACCGGTCTAAATACCATCATTAGAAATGAATATAAAATATAAATTATATCAAATCTCATATTAGAATCATTTGTTGGAAATTTGTTATTTTCACTATTACAACTATCATCCAAAATATTTTTAATCCCAATAAATCTATCAGGTGTAATACCTTTTCTAAATTTATCAACTAACTGAGATACTGTATAAACTTTATTATATTGCATTACATAAAATTTATCGTCACAATCAATTGCCTCTTGAATCATTTGTCTACCAATGTTTGCACCACTACTTGTAGACGTACCTGTATATCCATAATCCGCCCAATCTAAACTAAAAGCATATGATTTCATTGCCAAATCATACGGTGAATTCAATGTTCTATTAGAAGAACTCAATGGGTCTGAACCACTAGTAGTCCACCCATGTTCTCTAACATTTGGTACAATAAAATAACCTCTCTTAATTTGTTCTGATAATGATGGAGATTGGTCCCATTTTACTTTAAAACGACATTTGGCTCTTGTTGGAACCCCTTTTTTAGGGTCATTTGATAAGACTTGTTCCCCAAACTCATTTGTAATGTAATAATCCAAATTCATTGGTATATCAACTAACCACGTACCATTTGAATCAATTACTTTACCCCCCTCATCTAAATCAAAAGATTCCAATATTGGTCTACCATATTCATCTTGGAATATTGTTTGACGTATACCTAAAATTTCACCAGGACCCGTAGTTAAACTACATAAATAACCCGCATTACCTCTAACTTGACACGTTCGTTTTAAAGCATCCTCATCAGTTGTAGAAACTATGGAACCCATAAAAATAGCCGTAGGTGTGATATCTATTCCAGATTCCGACGATAAGTCAAAATCTGTTCTTGTAATCCCTAAATTACATATTTGTGGTTGACCCCATAAAGGCTCAACTTCAACAGTTCTATTAATAGTTATAATTTGAGGTAAACTTCTTAAATTGGTTGACGATTTAAATGAAACCCCCGCAACTTGAGATGGTGTGGCAATACCCATTCTTATTAAATCTTGTGGTGATAATGAAAATTCTCCAATATCCGATAAGTCAATATCAACAACTATTGTTTGACTACCGGTTGGTAATCCAAATATCATATAATCCCCACTTGTATTAGTTACTGTGGAAAATTTATAGTATTTATCATAAACTTGGATTAATGTTGGGTCAACTAAAACATCTTTTCTAGTGAAGAAGGTTCCAGTTGGTATATGACCACTGTGGGATTGAGTATATGGTAATAAATTATAACGGTATCCGTCATCATTAAGGTCAGAAAGTGATTTATAAGGGTATAATTCGGAAATTACGGGGTCTAATTCATCAGTACTATCTAATGGAACAAATATTGAAACTTTAGCGTTTGGAATACCAAAACCATTATTAACGCTAACTCTACCGACAAGAACTCCATAATCCGAGCATTGTCTAGTATATATTTGACTTTGTAATATTTTTAGAGATAATATTTCTAAATACTCAAATTCTTGGTCTATCAAGACATTAAGTGATTTATCAACACCAGGCTCAGTTCTTATTCTAAATGAATTGGACATAATAATCTTTTTTAATAAATAGTTTATATACTATTTTCAAAAGATAATTCATTATTTAATAAAATAAATTATGATTAAAACTTATATTTCTTAATCTCACTTATTGGATTATCCCCTTTTTCTATAAAATCTTTTAATAATTCATTAATTTTAAGATAAACGACATTATCAATATCCGTATGAGTTGTGTTTTTTATTTCAATGTTAACGTAATTCACATTACTTGACGATATCGTTGGTTTACCCCCTGAATTTGTAAAAAATATGAACTCATCACTATATTCAGTTGAAGTTAAATTAATTAATCTATTTATATTAGTAGGAATATTATATTCAACATTATTTTCTTTTTTGTTTGCCGGGTCTATTAAAATAGCTAAATCAATATTGATTTTTTCTTTCTTTAATTGATTAACAACTTGAATAACATTATACCCCCCAATACTATGACCCACCACAATAACTTTACCATTTGGATTAAATAACTTGTAGTAATAAATCACACTATAAACATCTTCAGGTGTTAAGTTTTCACTATGTGAACTCACATAAGTTAAAACTTGAGTATCTTTTGTAAAATTTTTTGATTTAATATATCCCAACCCATTTTCATCACGAGAATTTGTAACGTCAACTTGAGTTTTGTTTTTAGAGATAAAATCCTTAAATGGATTATTAACCCCTTGTATCACTATAATTAAATTATTTGTAGTTTTTTTAACATGTTCTATGTTATATTTTTTAGTCTCAGATTGTCTATCACTATAAATGTTTGTAGATTCATACCCAATCAAGGTCATAAAAAAAATACACATTAATGTTGGGAATATTTTAATATTTGTTTTGTTTTTAATAACAATTATTAAATAATGTATAAAAAATGGTATTCCTATCCAAAGTCTAATATGTAAAATTAAACTAATAACGATGGCTTGAATCCAAGTACCGTTATTACCTTTTATAGCGTCTAAAAATTGTAAAATATAATCCATATTATTTTGTTTGATTAATAATAAGGATAAAACAATAATTTTTAAAATAAATTACTAAGAGAAATTAACCGTTTTAATATTTTTAACTCTAACATTAATATCTTTGTTTGGATATCTAACTTGGTATACTTGTCTCGGTTCAGCAAAAATTGTATCATCAACTAATTCAATTTGTTTAGTTTCCGAATCAATATATCTTTGTGATGTTTGAGAGGAAGAATATTGACCCCCAACTTTATTAAAAAATGTCATGTCAGAAACAGAAATAACCCCATTTTCACTTTGAACTAATCTTCTTAATTCTGATACATTAACATTTTCACCCATTTCTTGGTTTGTTGGGTCAAAATAATCAGTAATTATATTAATTATTTGAGATATAATTGAACCCTGATTTTGTGAATTATCTAACACAACATCAACATTTATTGCTAAATCAATAACATTAGCACTTTCAATTGACACGTAATCATTAATCATTCTATAATTTGATAAATAATTCGCCACATTATTTTTTAATGTATTAGAAACTATTTCAGTTAATCTACCTGTTTCGTCATAAGATAACATTTGAACTTTAATCTTATTATTTTCTTCAGTTATCGCTACTTTAGCAGGAGCTCCAAATTGAGATGGCATTGTTCTTATTATGGATTCATAATCATTTATTGTAACCGCTCTATTTTGAGCCGTAAAGTTATATGATACTAAATTTCTAACCTCTTCCGTTGTTGGATAATTAGCCCCACCAATTGCCGCAGTAACATTATTACATCTCAATGAATTAACCACAGTTGTATTAACAGAATCTGATGGACCATTCACAAAAAATGAAACTGTCCCTATTTGAGTTATTACACCAACACCTAAATTAGTTCCTGAACCACCACCAATTCTATACTGAACAAATAAAGTAGTGTTAGGTTTTAAAGTACTACCTAACGCAAAGTTATTTGAATATTTATATAAGTTCAATGGTTTTCCATCTCTAGCAAATTCTCGTAGTTGTTCATCCGCTGATTGTGTTCCACCACCAAAAGTCATTTTAAAAAAACCTTCCGGTGTAAATTCTGTTATAAATTTAGTTGCGGTAGTTACATATCTACCAACTTTAATACCGGGATTATCAGAAACTTTTGTTGGGTCTTCAATAAAAACTCTATCTTGAGCCAAGGCTTGTACTTCTAACCATCTGTTATCAACACCTAAAAATTCTTGGTTTGAAGGGACATTCGCATATTGAGTACCGTCTTTTAATAATACACTAGTTACACCTAAAACAGTTTTTTCAGGTAAAAATAATTCAAAAAATGGTTTTACATCATTTGCTGTAATAACTCTTTTAAAAACTTTGGTAATCCCATTAACAACAGTTTCTCGTTTAGTAATTGTATAATTTAATAATTTATTATTTGAATCAAAATTTGGTATTTTTAATCTATTAGGAAATCCCTCAGCGTTTGACGGTGATGAAAAATCAATATCGTAAACAGTTTCAAATACTTGACCCGCACCACTTGCTTGAGAACCTCTACGTAATATACCACAATATCTTAAATCCTCTTTATCACCAAAAGCCGGTACCGTAATTGAAAAATCAACTAAGGCAACCGATGGTCTTTGACCAGGAACTTTTAACCCATAAGTCTTTGCAATATTAAAAACTGAAGACCTTTGTTGAGCATATTGTAAAACAGTTTCCTGAATACTTCTATCAATATTAAATTGAAGGTTATCCGTAACCGCAGCATTTAAATCTAATAACACTGAGAATACACTCGCATCATTAAAATTGTCAACTAACTCCGGATAATAAGTTCTAGTGAAGTTTATTAATTCAGTTCTAATTGATTGGAAGTCTCTCGTAGTATACGATATTTTTTTATTAGCCATATTCTTTAAATATTTAGGATTACAAAATCACTGGCGTTAAACACGTCATTATTTATTTGATAATCTATTTTAACTTTCGCAGTGTGTTCTTTAGTTCCAATACCCGGTACTCTAAAAACACGAGTATCGTATTGGTCAACATAAGTACCTTTATCTTCTTCACCATCAGATGCTGCGGTAATACTTATATTTTTTATTGTTATTCCCGGTATATATTCTTCAACAGCATCTCTAATTTCAGCATCAATATCTGAAAATGTTGGACCATCTAATGGTTCAAAAATAAATTCATATAGTCTTGTACCAAAATCGGGTAAAAAATATCTACTTCCTTTTCTAGTTAATAATAAATGTATTAAATCCGTTCTTGTTTCTTGAGCACTATCTGTGGAAAGGTCTAAATACTTTCCATCATAAGAATCCCTAAAAGGGAAATTAATACCATATGTTTTTCCATCTGCCATAACTATAAATATAGTGTCGTAATTATTTCTTATAAATAGAGTAAAATAAAAAATCACGACCAAAGTCGTGATTAATATTTAATTCTATTAAGAACCACATCCAAAACACTCAAATTCAGTGTCTGTTGGTTTTGTTGTTAAATCAACCGTTGGTTTCTCAACTGTTTTTGGTTGTTGGATTTTTGTAATATCAACAGCCAAATGTTTAGCTCCGGTTGATATTGCTTTTGTTCTAACATAGTAACAAAGAGTTTTCAATCCTTTACCCCAAGAATGGAAGTGAGATGATGAAATTTTTGATAATGTTGGTTCTGACATATAGATATTCATTGATTGTGATTGGTCAATAAATGGAGCTCTGTCTGCCGCCATATCAATAAGTTCTCTTTGAGATATTTCCCAAATCGTTCTATATTTCGGAATCAAATGTTCAATTCGTTTTACCTTCTTATTGTAATTCTTATCTTCCGGGTCTAAATAGTGATTAAAGTTAATGTTTTGAATAGAACCTTCATTCATAATGATTTCATTCTTCAAATCCTCACACCATACACCTAACTTTTCAAAATCGTTAATTAAGTATTTGTTAACAATTAAAATTTCTCCACCAACTACACGACGATTAAATAATGCCGAGTGAGCCGGTTCAGTCATTTCAAATGAACCTGTAATCTTAGCTGACGACGCTACTGGCATCTGAGCCGTAAATAAAGAGTTACAAATCCCGTGATTAGACACTTCTAATTTAAGTGAATCCCAATCCCACATTCTTCCTAATCCTTCGTAATCTAACCCCCACATATCAAATTGGAATATACCTTTTGACATTGGTGACCCTTTAAAGAATTTGTATGGTTTGTATTCACCTGTTTTACATAGGTTCATACTTTCGGTGATTGCCGCAAAATAGATAGTTTCAAAAATCTCTTTATTAAGTTTTTTTGCTTCTTCAGTTGTGAAGATATAATCCATTAAGAAGAATACATCAGCAAGACCCTGTGTTCCGATGGCAATTGCTCTTTGTTCTAACCCACCTTTTCTTCCTTGTTCCGTTGAATAACTGTTGATGTCAACAACTTTGTTAAGTGCTCTCACAACTTTTCTAACCTCACTATAAAGTAATTTGAAATCAAACTCACCTTTAATAATAAAGTTTTTCAATACCATAGATGATAACGTACAGATTGCTGTAGTAGTTTCATCAGTATATTGGTAAATCTCATTACATAGATTAGATTGTTTAATCACCCCGATGTTTTGATGGTTTGTCTTTCTGTTAGCACTATCTTTAGAACATAAATAAGGAACTCCGGTTTCAACCTGAGATTCAATAATCTTATTCCAAATTGTCTGAGCTTTCACTTTCTTACCTAAACCAAGTTCAACCGCTTTGTTGTAATTTGATTCATATTCATCACCGTAAGCCTCTTGTAATGGTTTGATACCCGCTTTGATAATATCGTTAGGACAGAACAAATACCAGTCACCATTGTTTTTAACCGCATTCATAAAGTTGTCAGGTAACCAAATTGAGGTGAATAAATCTTTCGCTCTCAATTCCTCAGCACCTGTATTCTTTTTGATTTCAAGTAAGTCTATGATGTCTTTATGCCAAGGCTCTATGTAGATAGCAGCACTTCCCGGTCTTCTTCCTTGTTGGTTGAAGAATCTTAATCCTTCATTAACAATCTTTAGGTATTTCAATAAACCACCCGCAAATCCTCCTGATGAGTTGATTCTACTTTCTTTACTACGGATATTTGACATACATAAACCAATACCAGCAGCATCTGACGAATACGTTGAAATGTCGTTAAACGTATCTAATAAACCTTGTCTTGAATCTCCATTATTGTATTTCAATACACAAGACGCTAGTTGAGGTGTTTTAGTACCCGCATTAATCATAATCGGTGTTGCCGGAGAGATAAGTTGATTTGATAATGAATTATAGTATTCAACCGCCTCTTCAAATGATTTAGTAACCCATAAAGCAACTCTCATATACATATGTTGTGGTCGTTCAACTACAACACCTTTAGGCGTTTTTAATAAATACATTTCCTGTAATGATTTCCAAGCAAAATAATCAAAATTGTAATCATTCTCGTGATTTATCACAGAATCGATATCTCCCCAACCATATTCGTTAATTGTATCAATTAAGATATCATTAATAACACCTTCCTCGTGTAAACGTTTCATAGTATTACAGAAACTTTCGTCAGTCTCTTTGTGATACGCAGAAATAGCTACCGAAGAAGCCAATCTCGAATAATCGTGATGACTACCGGTATAAGCTGCAGCGATTTCATAAACCAATTTATCCAACTCTTTTGTTGTAATAATACCTTCGGTTGGTACCGAAGTAATAACTTTAATGAATACCTCATCAGCATTCACATTCATACCCTTAGCAGCTCTTTTGACTCTCTGATATATTTTTTGAGGGTTAAACGATACTTCGTCTCCCCCTCTTTTTTTAATTTTTAGTGACATCATATATTAAAAATCTTCTGTAAACGTTAATGACTCACCTAACTTAGCTTTTTGGTATTCCAAAGTTCTACCTTCAAAAAAGTTTCCTTTTGTTTCAACAGCAATTTGTTCCATAAATTTAAATGGTTGTTCCACATTAAAATGTTTCTTACAACCAAACTTAATTAGTAATCCGTCAGTTACAAATTCAAGATATTGTTTCATCAAGTTTGAATTCATACCTATTAAAGATACAGGTAATGACTCAGTAATAAACTCTTTTTCAATCTCTAAAGCAGATAATAATATCTCTTTAATTCTTTTCTCAGTTGGTTTATTCTCTACGTGATTGTTAATCAAATGGATAGCAAAATCACAATGTAAATTTTCGTCTTTGAAGATTAGTGAATTAGCACTACATAATCCTGGCATAATTCCTCTTGATTTCATCCAAAAAATAGAACAGAATGAACCGGAGAAGAAAATACCTTCAACCGCCGCAAACGCTACTAATCTTTCTTGAAACGAAGCATTCTCAATCCAATCAAGAGCCCATTTAGCTTTCTTTTGAACAGCAGGTAATCTATCAATTGCGTGGAAACATTCGTCTTTCTCTGTCTCATCAGACACATAAGTATCAATCAATAATGAATACATTAGTGAGTGAATGTTCTCCATCATAATTTGGAATCCGTAGAAGAATTTTGCTTCAGCATACTGAACTTCTTTTAAGAAATTCTCCGCCAAATTTTCATTTACAATACCATCAGACGCCGCAAAAAACGCTAATACATTTTTAAGGAAAAATCTTTCGTTATCAGATAGGTTTTCCCAATCTCTAATATCGTTAGATAAATCCACCTCTTCTGCCGTCCAAAACGCTGCTTGATGTTGTTTGTAATACTCCCAAATGTCGTTATGTTCTATAGGGAAGATAACGAATCTGTCATTGTTTGGTTCTAATATTTTTTCTTTCATTTTTTTAATTTTGTGTTTGTTCTTTTTGTTTTCTCTTGTCTAACAAGTCCTTGATTCTCTGTCTATTTCTTTCTTCGGTTTGTTCTTCTAAACCTAAGAATGTTACTGAACTTTCAGTATCTATCTCCAACATACCATTATCAAATTTACAATTCTCAAATACAACACCATCATCACCAATACGGGATTTAGTTATTGCTATTGTCGCTAATTTCATTTCTTTTTGTTGTAGAGATTTAGCCACGGAAATAATTACGTGTCCAACCTGAGCTTTCTTGATAGAACCACCCATTTGGTCGGTTGTTACAACATCTGACGATATTGAACTTCTATTACCCTGAGTAGCGGTCCATCCTACCAAATCAAGTTCGTGACACATAGATTCAAAACCTCTCATCACTGACCCTTCAGATTTCCATTCATCCCCCAAGTTTTTATCCGGAACCACACAATCAATGTAGTCTAATAATACCATATCAATTTTGATTCCTTCTGAAATCATTTTTCTGATTTGGTTTTTAATCTGCATCATTGTTACAGTATCAGAAGGAAGTTTTTTAAGTATCAATTCATTAGGCATTTTCTCCTTAATTTCTTGAACTTTAATCATAACCTCTTCTTTTTTTATTGACAATTCATCCGGATGAATCTTTGTCCATAATGTAATGTGTTTACGTTGGATAATCTTCGGGTTATCCTCGAAGAATATTTGTAAAACATTGTAACCTAAATTAAATGCGTGATTCGCAATTTTTGTAAGTAAAGTAGATTTACCTACACCTGTTGGTGCTAAAACAACACCGATTTCACCCTTAGCTAACCCCCCTTTTAAGAGTCTATCTATACCCGGAATACCCATCGGTATCGGATGACGATAATCTTCGTTTAGAACATCATCTAAGTTACTAAAAACACTTTCCGTTCCCTTATCGTGTTCACCTACTTGTAATGCCTTACTTACCATTTCCTCTAATGTGTCATAACTCTCAAATTCACCAGTGTCGATGATTTTTTGAGCTTTAACCATTACTTTCTGTAACTCCTGTTGTTTACAGAACTTCATCGATTTTTCTTGTACAAATTCAGCTCCTTCAAGCGTGGACTCCTTAACTTTTGTTAGGGTATCAATAATGATTTTAGCCGCTAGAGGTTGTTGTATCTCAGATTTTGTAATTTGTTCTAATGTGTCAAAGGTTGGTGTGTGTTCGTATTTTGTATAATACTCTTTAATCATTTGAATAATTAATTTGAAGTATTTATTCTCAAAATAACTTGTTTCAATCACATCTATAATTGACCTTGAGAAGTCTTTGTCGATAATGATTTGGTTTAATAATTGTATCTGAAAGGTACTCCCCAGATACTCGAAATTTTTGTTTGACGCCATATTTTTTTCTTTTAGTGTATTAATAAATACTATACACTTAGGTTAACTTCTAGATATTTTTTTGTTAAATCTCTTGATGAAAAAATGTCAGTTAGGTTCATCAACAAGTTTTTTAGGTGTGGGCGTACATCCACAGTATATCTTATCTTCGGAGGGTATACTTTAGCGTCCACCTGTCTATGACAAATTGTCACATCATTTTGTTTGATGAAGATGTTAAAGTACTCCGGACCGTCAGTATAAGACGTTTCTAAAATAGCTGGATTGTTGATAATTTCGTACATATTATCTGTCATATATGTAACAGTTTTCAAAGACAATTGTGTTTGAATGTCATCTTTGAATTCACGAAGTAATTCGTAAAGTTCTAATGAGTTTTTCCCCTCATTGTTGAACTCTCTCACGTTAAAAAATCTTTGTACAATGATGTTATCATTTACCATCATTAAGAATTCTAATTTTACCGATTCTTGGTCTTTCATAATTTTAATTAATTGTTTTTATAATTTCTTTTTTCTTTTCTTGTTAATTTCATAAAGGGTCTAACAAAATTAACCCAAGCATCATCACCTTTCGGTAGATACTTAAAAAAACCATCCTCCATCATCATCTTAATAAGACCTCTATGTCCCCTACCATCAGGGTCTAAAGTTTCTCTATAATATAATTCAACAAGTTCTTTAGCTTCATCAGTAATCAATGGATTTGATAAATTTATGATTTTTTCATTAATAATAAAAAATTCATCACCATTAAACCCACTTTTACTTTTACCGGATAACAAATTTTGTAATGTTTTATTATTTTTATTTTCCTTTAGTAATGTTTCCGCCTTTTCTAAAATATCGGTAATTGAAACGGGTTTTTCAAGTAGCTCAGGAAAAAACTTAATAAGTGTCTTTTCTCCCAACCCGGAAATCCCATCAATGTTATCAGATTTATCTCCCGATAAAATTTTATAAGTTCTAATGTTTTCGTGAGGAAATTCGTAAAAATCACATTTGATTTTACTTCCAACGTGGTAAGTTTGTTTAGTTCTTGGGTAAAATACCGACACCTTATCTGAAATTAGTTGGGTAAGGTCTTTATCTCCCGAATAGATAGTTTTTTGTTCGTTTTCCGAGATTTGGCAATAGTAAGCAATCAAATCATCCGCTTCATTATTATCTACGTTAATTTGTCTTATATAACAGTCTTCCAAGTATTGTTTGATTCTTTCTTTCTGCTCAGTGAAAGAATCTAACTTATATTCGTTGTCTCTACTACTACGTTTTTCTTTATATTGGGGATAAATAAGTTTTCGAGCCGAGGAGTTATCATCACCATCCCACATCACAACAACCTTATCAAAGTCTTGTTCGTCTATGAAACGTCTAATGGTATTCACAAAGTGCCAGATGGCACCTATGTGTTTTCCATTATGATAATAATCTTTTACTCCGTGAAAGCCAATTTTTACTAAATTATTGCCATCCACTAATAGTGTTTTAGTCACTTGTTTTGTTTGTGTTCGTTACTAGTCTTTTTCTTCAACCTCTTTCAAATCGTAATCACCATCTGTTCCGATAATGTTTTTCCAATATTCAGAGTATTCTTTTTTGTACTTCTCAATTGAAGCTTTTTCTTCGGTAGTTTCTTTACCCGCCAAAAACCCGTGAGGTGTTACAATAATTTTACCATCTTCATAACCCAATCCATTGATGTGGTTTTTCATTACTGAGACTTTAGTTCTCACAGCAAATTTGATAGTTCTTTTATCTTTAGTTGCGGTAATCTTTGTTGTTCCCGCACCTTTTTCATTTCCAAAACGGAACACTAAGGATGAGTTCAACCAAATTGCCTCACCACCTTTAGCTTTAATTTTAGGTTGTCCAAATGGATTATCCGGAAGTTCAACCCAAGGCTGATTAACAATAACCAAAGTATTTTCATATTTAGAATCTGCCTTACGACTTCCTGAAATTCTTTGATTAATACCCATACCTATTTTATCAGCTAACGCCGCTGCATTATGTTGTTTACCACCTTTACCTTCAAAGGTCATCTTACAAGGAACTGAACCAACAGAATCCCATAAAAACAATAAACTATAGTCTAATTCACCCTTTTCCTGAGCATCAAGTAAACTATTAATATAGTCGGTAATTTGTTCAATATAACTGAAGTTATTATTGAAGATGTAGAACCCGTCCCATTCTAATTCACCCGTTTCTTCATCAACCATTTCTTCACAATCAAAACCCATGAGTTTTGCGTGTTCAAACGACCATTTCTGTTCGGTAATAATGAATACCGGTAATATTTGTTTTTTCTGAGCATCAACAGCACATTTAACCAACGCAGTTGTTTTACCAGTATCTGAGTGACCCAAGAACATATTTAAGTGTCCTATAGCTGGTCCCGGAATACCAACAGCATCCAAGAAGTCAGGACCTAAGTCAAAAAATCTTTGTGGTTTGTATTTTGCCGATGTTGAGAATTTGTCCTTAATGGACTTAAAATCGTGTTTTTTAATCGCCATATGTCTAAGTTAAATTAATTTTTTGAGTTTTTTAGACAAGTAGGACACTAAGTATGTCTCAGTGTCCTAGTTATATGTCTAAGTTGTTTGATTAGAATGGCATATCATCATCCTCTTCAGCATTCGCCTGTGGGTCAACCGGAGCCGATGGTTTAGAACCACCAAACGATATTTCACCTGAATCAGAGTTACCATAATCGTAACCGCCTTTATCAGTATTCCATTTTGGAGTTTCACCTCTTGCGATAGCTTCTAAGTACTCAACCGGTTTTTTAGAGTAAACATCTTCCCAAGTTAACTCATCGTTAATCCAAGAATCAGCCAATACTTTGTCTTCGTGAACCGGAGCCGCATCATCATACATTACTGTTTGAATTACGGTGTAATAAGCCCCTTTTGGTGTTTTTGCCTTAGTTAATTCAAGAATAAGGTCTCTACCTGTTTCAGGGTCAGCAATATCTCCCTTGTTTCTGTAGATTGGGATAATTTTGTCGAAAATACCTTCATTCTTGTAGTTAGATTTAAATCTCCAAAATTTAACTCCGTCCGCTTCGTTATCTCTATCGATAACTTTTACGATATAGAATTTACGAGCCAAGTAATTTGATGCCAATTTTTTATCTTCCTCTTTTCCCGTTGAACGAAGTTCCTCATAAACCTCAGTCAAAGGTGAACGTTCGTTGTCGTTTTTTCCTGGGTCATAAAATTTTTGGAATTTCCCATCCACTTGAATCTCGTGATAATAAACCACTTTAAATGGTGAAGAACCATCGTTTGTTGGTAAGATTCGTAATCTTCGCTGACCTTGAGTTTCCTTATCCATAAGGATTGCCGCGAAGTATTTTTTCATTCTTTCTTCTTGTGTGAATTTTGAGGTAGAAGAAGTACTACCTTGTTTTGCTTGCTCATATTGAGCCAAAACTGCGTCTAATGAATTTGTCGCCATAGTGTTTAAAATATTTAAAGGTTTATAAAAGTATAAGTGTCAGCCGTGTGTTTGTCAAATTGTTTTGTAAAAAAAAATGGTCCGGAGACCATTTTAATTATCTTAGTTGCTTAAATGGTTTTGTTTCATCTTCAAAATTTCTGAAGGTTTTCTTGATTTCATTTGGAGAATATTCTTCAACTTCATCTTGAGTTAAAATATATTCATTTTTTCCCGATTTTTCCATATCTTCTTCCTTGTCATCAAAGAATTGACTTAGTTTTTGATTAAAAGGACCTGAATCCAATGTTCTTAACTCTAATCTTTCTTGTGGCGTTTTTTCTCGGTATTTTTCAACTTTAGCCTCTAAATCATTTAATTTAGTCATGATTCCATCCATTTCTCCTAATTTAGATTCTAAATCCGTTAAATGTTGGAATAAGTTAGTAAAATATTCTTCCTGTTTTTCTTCCACTTTTTTCTGTGACTTTACTAAATCAGTGATGTCCATTTCTTCAGTTTTTGATTCAGATTTTTCATCTGCACCAATTTTTTCAACATCAGGGTCAGTCGCAACATCCACAGGTTGTGGACCTGCGGGAGCAGTTGGTGGAGCCATACCCGCATTTGGGTCTGCCGGTGGAGCCGTTTCAGGAGCCGGTGCAGCATTTGGGTCAACCTCACCAGGTGGTGGGGGTAACGTAGCGTCTTGTTCTACAATATAATTATTAATTGAATTATATCTGGCGATTTCCTCTAAAATCTGATTGTCTATTTTTTTCATGTTATTAACCGTTTAATAGTTGTTTTACACCTGTTAAAGTTTCAACTTGAATTTTTTTATTTTTATTTAATGTGTTATCAACTCTTTCTATTAAACCATCTTTCATTCTGATAGTATAACAGTCACCAGTATCTAAATCACATACTTGTTTAGAACCATCTCCCAAATCTTTTTCGGTACTTCTGGTATTTTTACCTAAATAGTTGTCTAATATTAATTTTGTGTCCATAATCTTTTATTTATAAATATCTTTTATTTTGAAAAAACCTAATTTAACATGTTGTTCCGTTTCTTGAACACGGTTTTCCATCCCAAACAATTTCCATACCTGTATATGGTTTACCATAACATTTACAACAAATATTATCTTTAATTGCCTTCCAATCATATGTTCCAATTATTTCACGATAGTTGAGTCCTTCTTCAGGACAATCCAATGGCATAACCACTTTTACAAAGTCCTTGTTTCCAAATATAATATTTGGGAAAGCGTCAACCCTAACTCTAAAACCTACTTCGTATGTTTGTCGGTTTCTAGCCAACTCCAAAGCCTCAATAAAATCAGGTGAACTCACAAATGAACCTCTATTAGTTTTTTCTTTTATAGTAAAATTAGCAATTAATATATCTGACATTTGTGACGCCAAATATATTTTAGCATTATAGTCTTGTGTTAATAAAGCACCGTTGTTTAAAACAAGAAAATCACCCGTTAACGCCCCGCCGCTATTAATTTTTAAATTTTGTAAATAATAAGTACTAAAAGCGAAACTATTTTCAAAAATAACTTGGTTTGTTTGTCCTTGTGGTGGTGTGTTAGGTGGTGGTGTACCACTTACATTTCCACTACCGGTTTTAAATAGGTCAATTGATTGTTGAACACTAACCTCAATTTCACTTAATTGACTTGGATTTTGAGATAATTTATTATAAACATCAATATTTTTAGCATTTGCTGAAAAATACAAAGTATAAAACTTAGCAATATCTTTAGCCGTGATTGCTGGTAATTGACCGACTCTATCTTTCCATCTAGAAATTAAAAATTCAATATGTTTTGGCAAATCCGAAAAGCTAGCATATGGAATATTATTAGAATTACAATAATATAAATTTTCAAAATAAGAAACACCAGATTGACCCCAATTTTGTAATAAATCAATTCCTGAATAATTATGTTGATTTGTTTCTAATATTGTTCCATTTGACGAACCTAAATAAATTGCCGTAAAAATTAAATATCTCAATTTTTGGTCAGCTGTTTGACTAATGATTGTACTAATAGCGTCTTTATATTTAGCCTTGTTTGTAGAAGGTGTTATATTTTGATATTTTTCATAATTTTTTAACGGTGTACAACTTGGATAATTACTTGAACTATTAGCGGGTTTTTTAGTTGCATCTGTAACAGTATTATTAGATTGACTAATAACGTTTTGTTGTTTAGACCCACTTTCTTTTATTGCCGCTTGTTTATCTTGTTTGTTTTTCTCAATAATAGACGTTAATAAATTAGTTTTTAATGTTTGGATGTAACTATCTATTTCAGGTAAATTTGAAATTGATTGTCTAATACCTTTAAATACCGTTTCAAATGTTCCCGGTCCAATACTATGATTAACTTCCTGAATCATATATGCCCCACTAAACATTGGTACATGTCTTAAATTAAAATACATTGTTGGTTGAATCATTGCATTACCCATCATAGATACAGTACAAGCATAACTTCTATTTTTGTATAAGTTATATAATGAAACATTTTGAGTACCAGCCGCTTTACCTGATGATTGTTTAACTAATTCATCTGTTTGTTGTAATGACTCAGCAGTTGCTTGCCCCGCACTTTGGTCTATTTGGAACCCATGAAAAATTGATTGATTTTGTGGTCCCACATCAACATTAAACCCAACAACTTTATTAGATTTATCCCAATCTTGTTTACCTATTTGGTCTTCAATTAATGGATTATCACTCGCTCTTCTTAAATCAAAGGAATCCCCTTTAAATCTTACGTTAGCATTATTTTTAAAATCCGGTTGTTCACTTGGTTTTCCAGCATAAAAACAAACCATTTTAGCCGAAGAATTTCTATAATCAACATTTAAAAATGTTCCAAACATTGTATTCGCAAAATCAATAGTCCCTTCCGGTTTTGGCACAGGATTTTTAACCGCATCTTGTACATTATAAAAATTAACATAAGACGGTATATTCATCACAACAAAATTATTTGTTACTAAAATATCTTGGACAAAAATCAACATACTTGTTTTAGGATTTATATTTGTCAACGTTTTTTTCAATTTATGAATATCTACTAACACTTTATCCCCAATATTTCTATTTGCTCTATCCATCAATAAAATATCTTCAAAAAGTGTCTTAGTTTTAAAATCATTTCCCGCAATCCATTTATCATTTAATGCTTTAAATGATTCCCAATATTCTAATTTTGTTTGAGGACCTTCTAAAGCTGTTGCCAAAACAGCGTCTGGTGTACTACCAACATCCGGTAATTGTTTTTGTAATTTAGGCATTAATTTATTAATAATAATACTTTGAAATTTATCCGTACTCGCAATATACTCATTCATTAATTTAACAAATTTATTATATGTTAAAGTATTATCATTTAATTTTTGAGTTGCATAAATTTTAATAATTGGTGCAAAAGTTTTAATATTATCAACACTAAAATCTATATTACAATCAACAAAGAAATCAGTTATATAAGAACCATTATTACTATAACGTAATTGAGGTATCTCTGAAAACCCTACATATAATTGTAACGCCTTCCATTCGTTTGGATAGTTAGTAATAGATTGAGATAGTGTAACTGTACCTCCTGATGTCGGCAATGGAGTTGGTATTTGAAATGAGTATTTACTCCACGTATATGGGTCAGCAATCAACCCATTTGAAAAAGTATAAAATAATCTTTTATCAAAACTTGCCGGATTACCATATTTAAAAACCACGTCATAATTTAAAAATGATTGTAAAAGGTTAGATAAAACAGTTAATTGAGATTCTTGGACAGCCGAAACTAATTCAGTATTTATTGTCGTACCAGTTATTTTAGGTATTTTCATTAAATTTCTCATTAACATTTGAAAATTCTTAAAGGATTTTGTACTTTCTGTATCACTGTTTGATATAAACTCACTATCAAAATCATAAATTGATTTTGAAAAATTTAAAAATTCTGACTCAAAACTATCTAAAATTTCTTTTTCAAATACTGAGAACATTTCACTAATTTCTGTGTAATCATCTTGTTTTCCATTAATAGAAAAATTTTCTTGTTTAGTATTTCCGGTAAGATTAAAAACTTGTTTTAAATATTTTAGAGGTGTTGGTTTTACAACTTTAGTAATATCAAAATACCCATAGTTAGGTGCCGACCAAAATAATCTAACAGAACCATTATACATTGCCGTATTTCCAGTTATCTCATATTTTAATTGATTTGTTTCCTCAGTAATACATTCATTACTAGTTTGATTAATTAACGCCCCTTGAGATGGCACAATATATGATGAAGTTTTATCTAATGTTGTAATATAAACTGACCAGGGAATAACCCTTAAATCTCTTTTTGGATTATTCGGGTCAAACCCTTCTGGCATATTAATAATCGCTTCAGGTACATAATTTAATGTAACACCTGAACTAAACCCATTTTGAATATCGGTATCGGTATAACCTGAATAAATTTGGAACCCTTGATAAAACACATTAAAATCATTAATTAATAATGGGTAAAATCCGGTATTCATTAATGATGATGTCTCAAGACCTAATGTTGTATTTTTTTCTAATACAATATCCATTTGAGCTCCGTTAATTGTTAACCCATAATTTCTAGATGCAGAATTTGTAACAGGGTCATAATTATGCACATAACTAAATCCGGACCACGATGTATCAATAATATCAACACCTGTCTCAACAAAATTTTTATATCGGTTCCAAACAGAACCAATTTTTAATATCCAAGCATATGGTAATTTATGTACCGCACCAAATTTTTTAAGCGTTGCAAAAATATAGTCTAAATCCGTTACGGAATTTGTCTCATAAGTTTTGTACTTTTCTCTAAGCGTTGATAATGGTAAACTATTTAAAAACAAATAAGCTGACGCCACAAATGGATATTCACTCCCATTTCTAAAATTTTTAACACCTTCTTGAATTGAATTAGTAAAATATGGAGTGTTTAACATTGACACAGTTTGGTTACTTGACACCAATCCTGAATAATTTAAATATCTTAAATTACCTTCTGTCGGTAATTGAGAATCAAAACTTCTATTTTCATAAAATAATTTTAAATCAAAATAATAAATTGGGGATTTAATATTATTAAATAAAAAGTTAGTAAAAGGTCTTCTATTATCATCATTAGTAATATCTAAAAAATTAGATATTATTTTTTTATTACTATTATATGTTAATACTTTTGTTGTATTATAAGACGATTTAACATCTGAAATTGAATTACCGTTTGCTAACTCACTTTTAACCCAAGCGAAATTTGTAAATGGATATGTGTCAGTTAAATTAAAAATATTACTTGATGTTGAATTTGATATAAAATCATCAATATTTTTTTCACCCGGTAAAGAAACTAATGGTTGTGATTTAGAGTCATTTAACAAATTTTGACTTAAAAATTCAAAACTAGAATTATTAACTTTGTTTTTAATATATGATGTATTAAAGATACCTCTAATAAAATTCTGCCAACTTTCACCTGTCCCATCATTTGAGATATGTCTCATCAAAATTTCAAAATTACCCGCATTAATACCAAACTCTTTTAATTTTTTAATAATAAAAGGATTATCATTTGATAAACTTTGAATAATGTTAATACTTTCTGCTTCAGCAATAACGTCAGTTACTTTATCCGCATCCTGAGTATTACCATTACTTCTTAATAAACCTGAGTAGTTAGATGTTAAAAATATTCTTTCAAATATTTCATAAAAATATTTAATTTCTTCTTTATTATCATAAACAGCATTACTAATTGGAAATTCAATTGCATCTAACGAAACTCTTTGAATGTCGGTCACAGGATTTGAGGTTTCTGTCGGGTCAGCCGGCGGTTTTACTGTTTGAGTTGTTGCTCTAATAAATTCTTCAACAAATTCAACTTCAGGCCATAAATCAGTTAAATACGCTTTAGTTTGACTTATAACATTCTTATCTCCCGGATATGTTAATTCAAATTTTTCACGACCATCTTTACCTGAAGTTGCTGTCAACATTTGAGGCCACGGATAAATTGGTAATGTTTTATTATCACCTGATGTTAAATTATCAACAGAAGCGTTTGCTGTTTCAGGATTTAAAATTGAATTTCTTCTGGCTTTAATTTGAGTATCATTTAAATTCCAAGCTTGTACATGAACATCATCCATTAATCTTAGGAATGCCTCACCATTAGCAAAAATAACCGCAAGAACATTTCTAATATTTGGAACAAATCCAATACCATTATCTTTTTTTTGTAATAAATTAGTTAAAGCTTCTGTTAATTCATCTTGAATATTTTCTTTAGTTGTTTTAGCTAATTTACCCATTTGGTTTATTAAATCTTCAAACCTATTATCACCCTCAAATATATAAAATTGGAAGTTTTTATCTTCAGAACCTTTCTTATTAGTTATCTCTAATGAATTAAAAATTCCTTCGGTTGCTAGTTGATTTTTAAATTGTTTAAGTTGGTCCGCGTTTGGCTCTGTTGATAATTTTTTTCTTTGACGATAAGTTTCTTTAACATTAACATCATTTTCTTTTGGTTCAATAGGAAATATACTTGGGTCAATCTTAAATGGTACATGTGAACCAGTTTTTGTTTTACCATCAATAGTATATTTACCATTTTCACCGCAAACAGAATTTGCCTCCATTTTTTCTTTTGCCGCACTGATAATACCTTGAAGTTCCGCCAAAGCATTTTTTCTTTTTTGAGCTGTATTTATTTCAGATTTAAAAGTATAAACCTTACTACCTTCAGTAATTCCATTAACACCATTAACACCTTTCATTACTAAATAATTTTTATCATCCATATATTTAGAAAACCATGAAGTTCCAGCACCAACATAAACATCTTTATCTAAATTACCCAATAATCTTTGATATTCTTCAACATAAGTTAATGGGTCTAAATTTTGTTGCGAAAATGAAGTTAAAATATTTTTAATAAAATTTTCAATCCTATTTTTCATTTGAACAACAGTAATTTCAGGGAAATCATCAGGTATCATACCTTTTGATTTATATTCACTATATAACTCTCTAACTTTTTGATATCCTCTTGAAACAATAGAATCTTGGACGTTTGAAAAATTGCTAGAACCTCCTTTAACTGTTTGTATATTAACCCTAGATTGGTACATGTGTGGAACCGCAATTAATGCCGCCATAGGTACCTCACTTAACAATGTATATTTGTAAGTAAAAAATTGTAATTTAATTTTAAAATTTCCATTAGATGTGTCATATCTAGTTGAAAATGTTTGTAACATTAATTTTAATTTAACCGCTTTACCATAAAACCCTTTTATTGTTAATTGAAACATTGGATATGGTAAATTAAAAAATGCGGCGTATGGTGAATTATCACCCGCCTCAAACATAGCTCTACCTTTAACATCTTCTAATTCAATAGTAATTGAAGGTAAAAAATCTAACCCTTGTCTAATATTAATTGATGTAATACCCAACAATCCATTATCAACTGAGGCTTGTTTACCACCTGAATTAATGGTTTGTCTAATGTAAAAATCACTACTTTTATTTGGGTTTGAGACAGCCGTTAGTTTTGGTTGATTCACACCATTACCTTTTATTGTATCTTTACCCGTTAATTCATCTGTATATGAATTATCTAAAAATGTTTTATCTCCCGGTTTTAAAAAATTAATAGTGGCTATTGAAACTGTTTGTACTTGGTCGTTATTTGCAACACCAAGTGCTAATTTGGTACGAGGTAAAACTTTACACTCCAAATTAGCGTACATTACTAAATTTTCCTGCTTAACATATCGTTCTTGTACTTTTCCGTCATTATCTATAACTTTATTTGGGTCAATGATTGATATGTTATTATAATCAAACTCAACTAATATATTTTCCGATTTATCTACCATAATAAAAGAAGTAATTTTCTAGGTCATTGTTGTAATCCTGTAAAGAAGCTATTAAAGGATAGGGTATTGTCAAGATAGCCCCATCGGGGATATTCCACTCTTGACCAGCATATAGTGGATTTGCTTGTAATATTAACCAACTAAAGAAAGGACTACCATAATATTGTTGAGAAACTTTATCTAATCTAGATTGAGCGACTTTAAAAATATATCTTTTGTCTGTAGATTTACTTGGCAGAGCAATATATGGTACAACCGTTTGTTGTCCATTAACGATAAAATTATTGTATCTATTATAATAATCTTTAGTACCCATAATTAATCAAATTTTATTTTACCATCAAACGTTAATTTATCATTATTAACATTTACAGTTTTATATAAATTAGCAATATCTGTTTTTTGTTGTGTTTCAGTTGCAGGGTCAGGAACCGTAGTATAAGTAAACTTTCTCAATTTACCTTTAGGATAAGCCGGTTGATTTACAAATTTTAAATAAGATTCTTTTCCTTTAATTGTTTTAATAAATTTTTCTTCAGCAATTAATTCTTTTTTAGTTAAATCGGCAAAATCATCACAAATATTATTAAATTTTCTAACTAATTTATTATCACTTTTTAATTCTCCACTAATAATAGCATTCTTAAATTGTGTTAATTTATTTTTATCATTAAATATTTGAGCCATTACCATAAATTGTCTTTTATCCTGAACTGACGCTGTTGCAAAATCTTTTGAAATTGGTTCAAATTCACCAGGACCTTCATATGGTACAGTAACTGTTGTAATTATTTTTTCAGCATCCATTAACACATTAAAATCGTCTAATCTAATACCAACTAAACGATAGTCATCACACAATTCTTGATATGTGTCTAATGGAGACCCAAGACTAGCGGTATTAACTTCGGTTGTACCTGAAATAGTATAAACACGAGGAATCCCGGTGTCTAAAATTTTACCATCCGTTTTAGTTGTTACTAAATTTATTTTTCTAATAATTTGAACCATACTTTGTTCTAATATTACAATTTCTTGAATTTTAGTGAATAAACCACTACTATAATCCCCTTTTAATGTGGTAATATATTGATTCATATTTGTTTTAACTCGTTGAATTGTTGCATCTGTAAATTTATAACCCACTAATCTTGATATTATATAATTTTGATTAGTTGGATTATCAGCATTAATATCTGATATAAATGTACTAAATAATGAATCCACTTTAGTTTCAACACCTTCCGGTTTTCCATAAATTGGAGCTAATATACTACTAGAATTTAAACTTATTTCTCCCGAAGTATACAATCTATCCTGAGTTATTAATTGCCACACACCATAATTGTATGATTTAACAATACTATCACTTTGATTTAAAACATTTGTATAATATTCTTTCGTAGCATCTAATATTTTATCCATAATACTCATATAGGTAATTTCCCCTGTTTGACCACTAGTAACCGGAATGTTAGTTAATATGTCACCAATAGTATTTCCACCATCATTAGTAATTTCATTTTGAACATTATTAACAGTAACCGGTGGTTGAGCATTTAATATTGATTGGATTAATGTAGTATCTAACGCTGAAGTATCTTCTGTCCATGTTGCTCTTTCGTCATAAATTTCAGTATTTGCGTAAAAATTAAATGACAGCGCGTTTTGTAATTGTTCAACAGGTCTAGCAAGCCCCATACCACCAATCATATCAAAACTTAAATTTACGTTAGCTAACATCGGTTGAATACCAATTCCTTCCGGATTCATATCCAACAATAATGGTTCATATGTAAATGATATTGTTTTTGGAATTATTTTTCCGTTATAGAAATCCCCAATTCTCAATACTAATACCGGTGGTGCACCAAATGAAGTATTAACCGCATCATTATATTTTGGTTTACCGTCCGCACCTATTACAGGAATTGTTTCACCAGGTCTAACACATTGATTTAAAAATGTAAGTCTAGAATTTAAACCTTCAGGTGTCATGGAGTGAAAAGCGGGATTGAAAAATTTAATTTTATCCGCTATAGACCCATATACCATAGGATTAGTTTCTTTAATAACATCAAAATAGTCACATTCAGTTAATAATTGTCTAATAATTCTTTTCCCAATACCTTCTTTTAATTTTTGTTCAATTGTAACTGTCTGAACAGGTTTAATCGTATTAATTGTTGTATTGGTCACATCAGGTGTTATTATTTCCACTTTTTCAGGTGGTTTTACTATAGTTGTTGGAGCAATTGGTGCAATTGCAATACTATTAATTTTAACTCTTCTACATGCCATAGCATCTGTTGAATATGTCTCAGCTTTTTTGTTAGAAACATCTGTACCCGATGATGATACAACATTTTTACTACAGTCAACTTGTGTTCCAGTACCTGACTCACCTTGAGGTATAGAAATTTGTTCACCCTTACCACTTTGTAGTGTAATTTGTAAGGTTTGATTTTCAAAGAAAGGAGCCAAATTAACATCTCCAATACTATACTCCTTTAAGAATTGAATAACAGAATCATTTCTTCGTTTAGAAAGATTTTCATTATACGGGACACTGGCAGTTGCTGATGCCGAACCAACCATTTGAATACTTATAGTCCCCTTTTTTTCTTTTAGAATATTGTAAGCGTCTTTTATAAAATTATTATCATTAAGAGCAATTTTTTTATAATTAGATTCAACAATATTTGTAAAGAACTCACCAACATTTCTATTAGTAACACCAACATTAAAAATTGCACTTGCGGTATCAACATATGTTTTTTTATTTCCAACACTAGTATATGACGAATACGTGACATCATATGGCACTGAAGAAACAACACCTTTTGAGTTTGGGTCAGGAATATCATTATCAAAATAAAATGCTAACTGAGAATAATTCTTTTTGAAATCGTCAATTGAAGTATCCGGATTTGTCGTACTATTTGTTGCATCACCAGGCGTTCCCGCACCTCCTTGAGTTACAGAATTTTCTCTTGGAATACTAGCACTTACACTTTTTAATTCTTCATCCGTTAAATTTGGTTTACTTAAAATCTCTTGATACGTATATAAATCCTTTGTTGGTATAGTATTAAATTTTAACGCCAATTCATAAATATCATACTTAACACAACCAGCAAAAAATGAATCAATAATTGAATTAATCCTTTCTTTATTTTGTCCTTTTAATTGTTTTTCCACAACAGCATTCATTACAGATGGACTATCAACTATAATCTTCCAACTTAAACTCCCTGTTCTACTTGTATTTTTATATGTGTAAATTGGTTCAGGTCTACCTAAGAAAGAAGTATCATTCCAATTAGCAGTACTACTATCTGAAAACTTTAAATCATACGGAGGAAACCACATAACTCTACCACCATTTGGACCTTTCTCACAAACAGGTAATTCATCATAAGTAAAACCAGGTCTACTTGATGTTCTCCAAGCTAAATTCTCAATTGAGAACATATATTTTTTAGCATATCCCCCCGTTCCATTAACATTATTCGCAATAATGTTTGTTGAGCCCGGATTTCTTAATGGAGCAATATTCAAATTATATGTGTTATCCAAAACAGAATGAGTAAATCTTCTACCTGATGTAGTTATACCATCTGTTTTTTGTAAATCATTATACGCGTAATAAGGATTATCTTTTGTGAAAACTCTACAATATTCAATACCGGCAGCCCCACCTGTTGTATTATCAGTATACGATAAAACTTGAGAACCTTTAGTAATTTCTTTATAACCATCATTGAATACCTTACTAATCTGATTCATTGCGTTACCAACGTGTTTCAATCGAGCAATACCCGTAACATTATCCGCAGAATCAATTAATCTTTGAGTTTGGTCTAATATTGATGTTGATTTAAATTCAATGTTTGTTGATTCATCTCTAGTGATGTTTCCACTAACCAATTGATAGTCCTCATCCATAGTTCCGGAACCACCACCCGGTATCGCTCTGAATCCTGCATTGGCTTTATATTTTGGAGATACCCAAACAAATCCTCCGTCAATACCCCCACCGTCACTATAGGACTTACCTCCTAAACCAAAATTGTTAAGTGTTGATTCATTACCTTCATATAAAATACCCATCTCTGATGGACCATATACAGGTGAAGGGTCTTGTTGACCAAATGCGTTAACCGGTATTTGATTTGGGGGTGATGTAATATAAGACGGTTCCGATGTTTTATTACCAACATAGTAACCACCAACTAATGTACCATTACCCGGATTAATATTTGGGACTAATAAGTTAACTAATCCTTGAGCAACCCCAAATAATAAACCATAATCTTTATCATAAGATGGTTGATATCTATTATAATTAATATTTGCAAATAAAACAGACCTTTGACCATTACCTGTATTGGCTAAAAATATTTGTGAACCACTTCTACTAAGATTTAATATTGGACCTAATAAACCACCTGTTAATTGATTAACAGTACTTAAAGCGTTTGATGTTTGTTGTGTTTGACTATTTTCGTTATTATCATTGAAATAATCTCCAGGTATTAATGAAACCGGCCAATAAGCTCCCGCCAATCTTGTTAAGAAGTCGGCAGCGGCAACAACAGGGTTTTCAGGTACTGTAATCTTCCAATTTTTATAAATTAAAGGTTGTTGACCTGACAACATCATACTAATCTCAAACGGGTCTTGTAGAGATTGTAAATTTATTTGACCTAATGTGTTTTGAAATAATTCAGCATCAATTCTTTTTTTCAATAACGAATTTAATTCAAGAGCTCCAAATCTCGCAATAAAAGAATCCTGAGATAGTAACCCATTACTTCCAATAGGATTATTTGATAATAAAATATTATAAGGTGAATAAGTTGATGGAGCAAAACTTGGTGGTTCCCAATAAGGTTGATATATCTTATTGTTATTTTCAACATCTGTTATAATAACTAAATCATTATAACCACCCGCCGGTCCATACCCATTTTGAATATAAGCAGCATCAATAAAAAATTCATTAAGTAAATCTAACGCTGTGTCGTTGGGGTTATATTCCCCCTGATTTGAATTAACAGGTAAAGGAGGTCCGTTAAAATTAATTTCTAAATTATAACCACCATTAGGACCATATTCGTTCAATGGATATAATAAATTACCATATGGGTCATTCGTTATTAACTCACCTGGTGAATCAATAACATTACTTACACCTAAAATGGTTTCGTAATTAACTTGATTTGCCGGTGGGGTGTACACTCCTTGAACACTATAAGGTGCCAAGTTTTTCGCCATTAGAGAATTTCTAAAGGAAGACGTGGACGCAAATGATAATGAACTCTCTGCCATATATTCTAATTTATCTATAAATAGATTGTACTTTATTTTATGTTGTTAATGTTGAACTTAAATTAGAGTTCATTAACTGTGTTTTGTTTGCTGTTGGAGCTAATAAACCATTACTAAACATTCCCTCTTTTATCGCCATAACAATACCTTGTTGAACATCCGTATTCTTAAGTGCCATAACAATTTGATTAGTGTCTACATTACCATTAGTCTTTAAATCAACATTATGATTTAAAGTAATTTCAATTGGTGTTTTTGTTGTATTACTATTTGAACTTTGTTGTTCATTAGTAGACATTGTTGACGTATTTCTAACATTACTAATATCTCTTTTAACATTCATCGGATTAGCATCTGATGATTCTTTTTTAGCACTTGATACCCCTTTCATCTTACCTGTCATTAATTGTTCCATTCGGGCAACATTAGGAAAATCTTTATTTAACTTTTCTCCTTCTTCTTTAGCGATATTCATTCCTGTTTGAAATGCTGATTTAATCAATGTATTTAACTTTGATAAATTTTCCCCAACTTCCTTTCTAGCCTCAGCAGCGGTTATTTCACCATCTGTTAATCTTTTAAGAGTGTCTAAACTTCTATCAATCCCTGTATCAATTGTCCCTCTAAGATTTTTTGAATCTAATTCTTTTGGTGATAGAACTTTTCTAGCACTTGTTGTTGCTGCTCTAGTATATTTTTGAACACCAGTCATACTTTTACTACCGGCGAGAGCTAATCCCGGTTTATCGGCTAATGATTTAATATCAGCAGCAATAGATTCCAAAGTACTCAATTGTTCTTTAGCCAACTCCTCCATAGTTTTTGGAGCGGTATTAGCCATTTTTTCAAGATTTGCAACATCTTTAGCATTTAATTCATCTATAGCCTTTGCAACTGTTTTTCCTGTTTCTGGGTCAGTTACTTGTACCTCATATTTACCTCCAGCACCCATTTCAGCCATATTGGCTATCATCTTTTGCTTATCTTCGTCTAACTCAGGTAACTCAGGAAAACGAATTTTACTCATTTTATCCTCTAACTCCGCACTTGCCAAAGACATTTTTGCCAATTCACCTGCGGGTAATCCCATCGCCTTCTCTAACTCCCTCATTTGACGTTTTGCTCCCGGCATAATTTCAAATTGACCTTTTTCATTTAATTGAGTAAATGATTTACCCATCTCCGCCATTTGATTTTGTAATTCAGCGGGGTCATTCTGAGCTAAGTCCATTAATTTTAACGGGTCAAGTAAACTACTTTGAGTAACACCTAATCTTTGCATAGCTGCCGCCATTTCAATAGCCCCTTCAGGGTCAAAAACTTTTTCAGCAAAACCTAACGTTGTTTTCATATCAATTCTTAACATCGCCGCTTGTGCCGCCATTTTTGCTAAACCTGATACACCACCTTCAAAATTATATTTACTAAGAGAGTCCATATTTTGTAAAACAGCTGAAGACACTTTTTGTGCGTTAACACCTGATTGAGCCGCAATATCCACAACATTTTTCATTTCCTTAGCGACTTGTCCCGCACCATATCCCGCATCTTTAAATCCTTTAACTAATGGACCAATTTGTTCTCCAGTAACTTTCATCGTTGCGTAAAGGTCTTTATTTACTTCAGCAGATAATACAACATTTCTACCCAACTCTTTTGACGCATCTCTTTGAGTCTCAATTACATCTTTAATATCACCACCTAAAACTCTAACACTACTAACCGCGTCTGCCATTGTTGCACTTAATGTTTGAGCCATTTGTTGACCAAGACCAAACTGTTTTAAAAGTTGACTCGCACCCGCATCTAGTTCTGCAACAACCTTACCAACCGCAGCAACACTAAAATTACTTTCTAAAGCATCTCCTAACGACTTAAGAATATCCTTACCTTTTTTTTCACTAGCCTCTAAATTACTTCCAGCATCTTGCATATTAAATTTCTTTTATAAATAAATACACCAAAGACATATTTTAATTTACGTCTTTGGTGTATTATCTTCTATTATTCTGTTTATTAAAAATTTTCTAACATAAGTGGGCATCTCGTTGAAATCATTATAAGAAGTCCTTATAAATTTAGCCATCAAGTAATATTCCTCAATTAGAAGTTGCCGATAGTTAAAAGAAAGGCCGAAAAAACTCCACCCCAAAGGTTATCTCGAAAGATACCAGTTCTCCTGACGGGGCGTTTGCTGTTCTCTTAAGGTCCAATGACGGTTCATTCTCCCTTAAAAAAGTTCTTATGTATTTAGAGTCCATAATAGGTAAAGTATCAACAAACATAGCTATTTTACCTCTATCGTTATCCCCATCAATTTCAACAATTTGTTTTTGTAATTTCCAAGTAATTCTTGGTGCCTGTCTTCCAGCAGGATATTGTTCAACCATTTTATCTAACTCAATAGTATCATAGAAAGTTGTTGGTCTTAATTTAACAGTAATACCTGTTTTAGGTAATTTAGTTAAGAAAAATCCATTTTCATCCGGTTGATTTTGGTTTTTTTTAATATTTAACTCATCCAATATAACAGTATGAGCAAATAATTTGTTAGTTTGTGGGTCAGTTAAATTAACTGTGTATTCAGCACCAAATGAAGTATTTCTTAAAAATATCAAAATAGCTTCAACATCACCATCAAGTAGTTCTTCAGGACGTAAATCATGTTCATATAATTTATTACGTAATAAAGTTAATACTACATTTTCTTTACCCGCTAGCGCACCAATTAAATAATTTTCATCAGACGCTGTTAAGTAACCGATTTTAACCGATTTTCTTTTAGATTTATAAAAAATTCCACCACTAGGTAATGATACCACATCATGTGGTAATGTGAAATTTTCTGTTCCTGCATTAATTAAACTCTCATCCATATAAATTTGTTTTTATTATAAATAATAAATGTATACTTTTTTTTATAAATAGTTAATAAAAAATCCACATATTTTTGATATGTGGATTCTTAAATTTAAATATAAAATATTATTTTAGTAAACTAATATACATCTATCCATACGTAATGTTGTAGAAATAGTTGCTAAAGCATCTTGACTATACCCTAAACCATCAAAGTTAACATCAGATAAGAAAGTACCTTCTAATATCCATTTTTCCACAACAACACCTGTTGGGTCTAACATCTCAAGGTCAATGTTTTTCTTATATCCCGCAGCATATCCCATACGACCTGTAACTGATTCAGCACATAAACGTACCCACTCCATAAGAGCTTGTGACGCTGAAGGTCCGATTGGGTCACGGAATTTCACGTTAATTGTTCCCCAAGTAAAACGACCAGCAACATATGTTTCTGTATTTAAGAAAGGAATTGCAACCGGATTAATTGTTATATGTGGTCTTGCTGCCGATTCTACGAACCATTCATTAATTCCTAATGTTGAAGGAAAACGTAGTATAAACCTATTTTGTCTTTTAGGTTCGTAAGGTATGGGCATTTTCATTAATAAATCAGCCATTTCAAATTGTTTTTAATTTTATTTTATTTATCTTTATTTAATAAATATCTCTATTTAAAAAATATTTATCTTGACTTTTAGAATTTAATTTATTATAATTATAATCCAGTCTAGTTTATTTAATACTAGTTTTTTTTTAACTAGTTTTTTTTTATTTAATTCTATTTTATTATAAGTATTTAATATTCTTTTTTTATTCCTCCTGCTGTTGAATAAGTTTTAATAATATTTTCTGGGTCTTGCTCAAAATGTTTCTTTACTACATCCACATTTTTTATGTCGTCATCTGAAAAACCTACTTTAGGAACAAAATAATTATTTATTTTATTTTTTAAGAACGCCTTTTTTTGAATATGTTGAGACATTGCTTTAACATATTGAACAAATTCTTTTAAAGCTTTAATTTTCCCTTCTTCCGGATTTGTTGCGGAACCTTCTCCATAACTTACAGGATAAAATTTACATAAATCTAAATATTCTCTAATCATCTCCTTTTTAGAAACATTTTCCTCATCAGCTAAATCTCTATATTTTTCTAAATTTTTAACTAACTCAGTTGAATTAATTCCATTACGGTTTGATACAATATAATTATAACAAGCCTCTTTTAATACTGATGGTGTGTGCCCTCTCGCAGTAACTATAGAAAAAATTGACCCATTATTAATTGCTTCAACAAAATCAGCCCAAGCCGGTCCCGGTTTTGCTAACATAGAATCAACAATAAATTGTTTATCACCTTTAACCCCGAAATATCTAAAAGGGTCTTCTGAAAATCCAACAATGGTGTGTTTATCAAATTCAAATGGTTCCTTACCTATAATTTCTCGATAAGTTGCGAAATCTTCAGTTGACATTCCAACCTCATCACCATCTTCATCTTTTAAGATTATTTTAGTTGGCATTGAAACTATATTATCGTCCCAATCAAAAGCGTAATACTTCTCATCCGGAGCACCTTCCTCGTCAATTCCTTCAATTATTTTATTTTTTAACATATTTTTGTTATAAGGCTTAATTATGACCCACTATTACAATGGGTCATAATTTTATTAATTATATATTCTCGAAAGAAGCTCCGGTTGGAGTAATATAGAACGTAATGTCTATAAATTCTAACGATTTGGTTGGTTTGATATAAATCTTACCAGTCATTTGATTTCTGTCTAAATCAGCTGCGTCAGACGAAACAGTTACACGGAAATCATAAAGACCTCTATCTCTTCTAATAGAGTCTAATATTGGGTTAACAGAATCTAAGAAATCTTGTCTTACCTTAGCGTCATTTTGTTCAAATAATAATCTAACAGAAACTGCTGATATTAATTTACGAGCTTGAAGTAATAATCTTCTAACATTAATTCTATCAAGTGCCGATTGTCTAATTTGAAGAGTTTTGTTACCCCAAATTACCGTTCCAACATCTGAGAACGTTGCTATTGGATTTAAACGACCTTGATATAAAGTATCTCTATTCTCTTGTGTCAATTTAACTCTCGCTTTAACAGCGTTTACGATACCTCTTGTGTAACCCGCCGCAGCGAACCAAGGAAATGCAATATTATCCGTTAACGCTAAGTTTCTTGTTACCTCAGCAGTTGCCGGTAAGTAAATCTGAGTATTGTTAACAGTATCTCTCATTAATACCCAAGGGTAATAAGTAGCGGTATAGTTAGAGTCAATACCTGAATTTGCCAAATTATCTACAGCTTCTTGTGGGTAAATAAAATCTAATTGATTACCAGTTGACGGAACATACATATTGTAGTCAGGAGTTGTACATACGTACAATGAATCCGCTCTACTATATTCAATCATATCAATAGCACTCTCAACTAAATTAGAGTTATTAACATAATCAATACCCGGTGTAACAAAGACATTGATGTTTACCGCCTCAGGATTCGCAAATGTTTGTTGTCCTAATAAATAAGCGTAATAATCGGTGTTTGCCCAATCTTGAGTGTTACCTGCGACAATAATTTGTTTAAATGCTCCCCAACCCGATGCTGTTGGATATTTTATTGTAGGACAAGAACCTTTTAAGTAACCTGTTCTACCTAACATAAACTCATCTTTATTTGTTCTAAATTCTCTATAGATATCCCAACCATCAAAACCACCTTTTACTAAGAATGTAAATTTACGTGCGTAAATTCTATAATAAGGGTTAAGTTCACTATCAGGGTCTGATGTAAAAGGTGCGTCACCACAAAAGAATGCCGGAGTACCACTTGTTACAAATATATTTGGAATTGTAATACCACTTGCGTTTTTGTCCATGTGGAAACCTCTTGTTCTAAAATTCCAAGGATTACCTTCAGTATCATTACAAATATCTAAAGGAAGTTGAGTTCCTTTATATTGGAAGAAATCAACATCAATACCTTCAGTATCTGAAATACCTAAATAAGTTCTTCTTACATTATCACCAGCACTTGTTGTTGAATCATCCGCTCCTGAAGCCAACCCAAACGGTGGGTTATAAACTACTTCACCAGGATAATAATATTTAGATTTAATTAATGGGAATGGTGGTCTTACACCAGCATATTCTCTATAATCGTATCCTAAGAATCCACAAGGAAGAGCATCTATTGGTGCATCCTCATTAATTTCAACCATAACATAACTTGACAATAAAGGATATTCACCATCTAAACTACCGATTTTTTTACCAACAAATGAATTATCTTGAGGGTTCATACTACAATTAGTGTATTTTTCAAGAACAACAGGTGAGGAATCAGTATCAAAGAAATCTCTAATTAATACATCAAAAGTACCATTGTTAAATGACATATTTGCAATTGATATTTTAATATCAATATTTGCTGAATCACCATCTGCAATAGTTGTAAATTTAAATAAGTTATAAACTTTATTACCTCTTAATTCTGAAACAACCCACGGTGAAACCGGTGATTGGAATTTTTCTAAGTAAAACGCTATTGATGTTGGGTCAATCGATTGACGAGCATCAGGTAAAGCTGTTAATTCACAATTTAAACCTCTAATATAACCCATTCTCCAAGCATTCGTTAATAAAGCTTGGAATCTTTCTTCAACAAATAATGGAACTACTGTTCTTGGTTTTGAGAAGTTAGTTGAACCAAACACTTTACTAATGTATTTTGAATCTGAATTTGATAATGATGTTTCAAAGAAATATTGGTCACCATCTTTACTTGTAATATTAACACCAAAAGTTGAAAATGGGTTCTTAGTTACACCTGAATATGTCCCGGTACAATCTAAACTAACATCCGTTAAACCCGAAACTTCATAAACAGGTCCATTTTCCAAACCATATGTTGACAATCCTCTTGAACGAAGTGTTGCAACAACTAAGTCATCATAATCTGTATATGCCGTACCCGAATAAATATAAATCACCCCAATCAATGTACCTGTATAACAATTAACAGGTTTTGCTGTTGTTGTTGAAGTAGTTGATGTTGATGTTGTTGTTGTACAAGGGTTTGTTGTTGATGTCGTCGTTGAAGTTGATGTTGTTGTTGTAATTATTGGTGTCAATGTTAATCCTGTAACAACAGACCAAAATGAAAATCCTGTATAAGAAGCATTACCAACATTATCAAATAATGAGTAATACCAAGGGTCATTTTGAGGTGCTGAATAATTACATAAATTTGAACTTACATTATCCACTCCGTAAACATTAGTTTCACCAGTATATACTGAACTTAAACCCGAATAAACACTAGTTGGTATTGCACCATAATAATTAATTGAAGTATCTTCTTTAGCCGGTGTTGAAACGATATCAAAAATTTGACTTGACATATCATCAAACAATGTTGACATTGAACCATCAAATTGTTCGTAAGGTTCATACAAAATTGAAGATATTTCAGATGGTAAACTAGATGTGTTTGTAAAACTAACAGTGTTAATACTATTAGTACACGCTGAAAATTCAACAGAATAGTTTATAGTTTTAAAGTCTATACATTCAGTAACACAATTAACTGTAGTTGCACTTTCACAAAAGAAATCAACCGTTGTTGGGTCAACATTTGCTTTTGTAGTTATAGACCAAGATGGTCCTGCATCGTAACCAGATAATCCTAACACTCTTGTTACGAATAATTGGTTAGATTGTTGTAAGTATGATTTAGCAATATAAGCCGCTTCGTACTTTGGAATTTGTGTATTTATAAATTTTTCTGGGGAAGTTCCACCGAAGAAATTTGTGAATTCATCAAAATTTCGTATAAAGATAGGCTCGAAAGCGGGACCTTTTAAGGTCTCACCCACAATACCCAACGTGGTAACTCCCACACTTTGTGCTACGAAACTTAAATCAACTTCAGAAGTATATACTCCGGGAGATACGAATACTTTTTGATTTGATGCCATTAGTTTGTCTTTTTTATTTGTAAATTTATTTTTATTGATAAATATTATAAAAAAAACCAAAATACTTTACTTCATAAGAAGTATTTATAAATTAGGTAGAATAAATTCTGCCTTTATTCTACCATGGCAGACAACGAAAAAAAGATAAAGAACCTAAAGATATCAATTGAGGTTCATAACGTCCTAAAGACCTATTGCGAAAAGAGGGGTATCAAAATGTATCGTTTTTTAGAAAGAATGATTGTTGAGAATTGTAAAGAAAAGAAGGATATATACGGCGAGAATTAAACTAATTGGTTTTCTAACACAATTGAACCCTCTTGAGTATCATTAGATTTAACTACAATAATTTTTAAAACATCATTGGTATTGATTTGTATTTGATACAAATCTGACCCATAATATTGATTATTAATGTACACATCAAACGAATCAATATTAGTTGTTTCACCTAAATTTAAATCAACAGTATAATCAAAAACTTGTGAAATAATATTGTTCCCAACAATAAATAAAATATTTGTTGAGGTTCCTTCATCTGCAATATTTTTTCTTCTTCCACGCATGAACGATTCTTTTTCAAATTCAATAACAGTTAAAACTCTTGAAACCGCCGGAGCAACTTCAAATTCGTTTTCATCAATTAAGAATCCTAACATTGTAAAATCATAACTTTGAATATAATATTTCCTTTTATCAATATTCATAACTGACTCATCGGTAATGTTATTCATAATGATTGGAATATAATGACCTTTGATAGTTGTATATGCTTGACGAGAGGAAAACATTTCAAGAATATTTTTATTAAACTCGTTTAATTCTCTCATTCTATTACAAATTATTTTAACACTATATGTAATATCAACAGGTACCGGTTGAGGTATTTTATAAATATCCATACCATTTCTATTACCATCCCACGTTGGTACTTGAGCATAAAAATATTGTTTTCTATTTGGTATGTTATATAGTAATGCAGGGTTAGTACCAAATTTAACTTCGGGATTTCTAACAACCGTAATAAATGGGGGTGAGACATTAGAATCCAAATCTTGAAAATTCCAAGTTTCAGTAAATTGAGACCAATTTTGAGCCGTTATCAAAATATCAATTGATGGTATAACATTACCATCCACAATAGTCTGTAATTCATTCTGAACAAAGTTTAACATTCCCCCATCCAAATCGGCATGTAAAATGGACTTAGGTAAATAAGTTCCATCTTTATTAATTTTTTCCAATAACTCTTCTCTTCGTGGATATAGAGTTTTTGGAAACGTTAACGGTATTGTTTTCTTTATTTTGTTAGGTAAACCCATTTTATTGTTTTGTTATAAATATTTTGTTTCTTGAATTTATCATTTCTACCTCACCGGCACGATATATTGGTTCTTCGGTGTCTTTCATAACATAAGAATTATATTTGTAAGGGTTATAGGTTACGATATTACTATTTGGTTCACTTGGTAGATTTTCACAAGGGAACTTACAATAATCCATTAATGTTCCAATCACAAATGAATGAACATTCTTTCTTTTTTCTTTTATAACCTTTTCTCTACCTCCGGGTCTAACTCTGAATTCAACGTCACTTAATTTAACATAGTCACAATGATTAACAACTAATCCTTTATAGATTATTGAGAATGTCTGTTTATGTAAGTTATAATAAATCATAACTTTCTTACCTATGTAATCATTTTCTTCTTCATCTGAAAAATTTTCAAATATTCTGTTTGCTTGAGATTCTGTTATTATTATTTTCATATTTCATTTACTCGATAAAAGACTCTAGCTCTAAATCCAAATTTATTATTACACCAATTTAGTAAGATTTTTCCCGTTTCTTCATAATCTAAACTAAACACTTCACTAACAAAATCCCATAATTCCCTAACAATATATAATTGTTTTCCTCTCAAATTATACATAATTTTAAACAATCCATTTTTGGATAAATAAATTTCTCTAAATTCAGTACGATTAAATCTTTCTAAATCACTATAATGTTTATTTAACCAATTTATAATAATTGAATTTAATTTATTTTCTGTTATAATTAATTTCATTATAATCCTCTAAATTCGTTCTCCGTAACAGGAGTTGCTATATATGACTTGTAAAATGGTTTGTAACCGGCATATGTATGTTTATTGTCTGAGTTAATTCTTCCATCATCACTAACCACATAATATCTAACTTTGGTTTCAGTTTCGTAATAACCAATATAGTCACCATAATTAATCTGAATACCTAAATCATTAAGTTGAGCAGCGTAAATTGAGAATTTAAGATTTCCAGGTTCTGATTGAGCAATTTTAGAATTACCTAAATATTTGGTCTCAGGTGGGAGTATTTGAACGTAAGCTTTAATCTCAATTGGTGGTAAATATTTGATACCATCGGTCATAACCTCACCATAAACATCATCTGTTTTAGTTTTTAATCTATCTATCTTATATAGTACTAACGTAAAGTTCATATCACCATATAACCATTCCTCCCCCATAGAGATGTCTAAGTCGTAATCCTCCGCTCCGAAGAACTTACCTATTCGTGTAATTGGTACTAATTGTCTGCTCATATTGATAAATATTAAATAATTTATTATATTTCTATTAAAAGATTAAATTTGGAAAACAATACATCTGAAAATTCTAATTTAACAATAGAACAACGAGCAATATCTATCCTTGAAACTTATCAGGGGGCAAACAACTATATCCTAAAATTAAAACACCAAAAGGAAACTAACAAAAGATTCTTCCCAACTCGGGCACAATCTGACTACATTATGAATTTTAATGAAGTAACTCCTAAGGTTGCAAAAAGATGGGTTGATTTAGACCCTTACTTCGCTAAAAAAATTGCTGATGAAAAATTATTAATTAAAATCCCTGAACAGGTTTGGGTTGAAAAGTTATTAGTTGAGAAAGAAAAGTCTTACCACGTTTGGGGAAAAGTATTAGAATCTGAAACAATCCACGATTTTTGGTTACCAAAAGGAGCTTTGATTAAAACACACACAATAAAGAATATTGTTGTGGATTATTCAAAATACTCCAATAGACCACCGTTAGAACATCAAAAAGAAGCTATTGAAAAACTTGCTGGGTCTAAAAGGTTTATCCTTGCCGATGATATGGGATTGGGTAAGACTACCGCAACCATTATTGCTGCTTTAGAGACAGGTGCGAAGAAAATACTTATAGTTTGTCCGGCATCTCTGAAGATTAACTGGCAAAGAGAGATTGAGAACTATACCGATAGAAGTGTTTATATCTCCGAAGGTAAGAATTTCTCAATAGAACACGATTTTGTGATTATTAATTACGATATTCTTAAAAACTTCTATGATTTAAAAAGTAAAACAGAATCTTTAATCTCACAAGGAAACTTTGATTTAATTATTTTGGATGAGGCACATTATGTTAGTAATGGACAAGCAGCAAGAACCAAACTTGTTAATAGTTTCTCTAAAAGTTGTGAAAGAGTGTGGTTATTAACCGGAACACCGATGACTAACCGACCGATGAATTATTTCAACCTATTGGCTCTTATTGAAAGTCCGGTGGCTCAGAATTGGATGGCTTACGCTATTAGATATTGTCAAGGTTATCAATTCACAGCGGGAACTCGTAAGATATGGAACGTAACCGGAGCATCTAACTTAGAAGAATTGAGAGACAGAACATCAAGACAAGTTTTACGTAGATTAAAAACGGAAGTTTTAGATTTACCTGAGAAAATTATTACACCAGTTTATTTGAGATTGAAGTCAAAACTCTATGAAGGATTAATGGGTGAATACTATGATTGGTACAATAAAAACCCCGATGAGTCAACATCTCTAACAGTTCAGTTCAGTAAGTTAATGAAGGTTCGTCAAGTGATTGCTGAAGAAAAAATTAAAGATACCATAGAATTAGCTGAGAATATTTTGGAACAAGATAAAAAAGTTATCATCTTTACCAACTTTACTGAGACATTAAACAGAATTGCCGACCATTTTGGAAAACAAGCTGTGAGATTAGATGGTTCAACCTCAAAACCTCAACGACAATATGCTGTTGACCAATTTCAAGATAATGAAAAGATTAAGGTGTTTGTTGGAAACGTAAAAGCCGCTGGTGTTGGAATCACACTAACCGCAGCCGAAGCTGTAATCATTAATGACTTATCATTTGTTCCGGGTGATTTAGCACAAGCGGAAGACCGAGCATACAGATATGGACAGAAAAATTCGGTGTCAGTTTACTACCCAATATTCGATAACTCAATAGAAGGAATCATTTACGACATGGTAAATCAAAAGAAACAAAATATTGGAACCGTTATGGGAGACAACATCTCTGAAAGAGGAGATTTTATTGGAGAACTTATGAATAAGATAAACAATCGGGGATAATCCGGTTGTTTAGATATTTATCATAATAAACAAGCCTACATGAAAAATATTAAAAATAAAATTAAACTCATTATAGAAAAGATTAAATCGGTGGAAAACCTTAGTAATCGAAAACCATCCATTAATGAAATGAAAAAAATAGAAATTGAAAAACTTAAATCTATTATATCTGAAGGTAAATCGGAAAGATGTAGTAGAGAAATGAACGAATCGATTAGAATGGTGTTTAACATTAACCCTAAAGTTAAAACAATTTTTAAAGACGGTATTAATCGAATGATGAAAGAAGTCTTCCCTGATAACTATTATGGAAATAATGAATATAGTGAAGGAGAAGTTGCCGGAGTATATGATTTAGAAAAAGATGGTCGTTCTGTTTTAAATAAATTAAACACAAACTATAGTTGTTTTTGTATCTTATTAAACGATGTTAATCAAGTCTTAAAATCAAAAAACGAACCCGAAATAAAAATTATTGGTTTAAAACCTTTTGAGCAAATTAGTGAAGTTAAAAAACTTGTTAATGTTTTAGATGAATATAAGTCTAGAATTTTTTCACAAAAATCCTCAACATTTCAAAATCTTATGAAAGTTTTAACTCAAACAGATAGTTGGGGTCAAGCTCGTGAAGATAGAACAATTCAAATATTAAAAAAACAATTTGGTGAAAAAAATGTTAACGCCATTGGTAAACTTGGTAGTAAAGAAGACATGATTGGTGGTATTGATTGTGAAGTTATTATTGATGGAGTTAAAAAAACCGCACAAATTAAACCTTTTACGGGGGAAAAAGAAATTGATAATTCTGTTATGATTTTAGGAACCGCAAATGTTAAAAGATATTCAACCGATTGGTTAATTTTTACTAGAAATAATAAAGAAGTATTGGTCTTTGATAATAAACACTCAAAAATAATGGGTGGTCAGTATATTTTCCCTAAAGAAGACCTGATTTATACATTAAGTTGATATTTATAAAATAAAAACGTTATGGGAATATTAACAGGGGCTACATATCAAACAGCTATTATACCGGAACCAGAAAGAACTAAATTATATACAAGAATTAAACATCTTTTAGGTGCACCATTAAGGAGTGTTGAATTAGAAGATGAACAAATGGATAGTTTATTAGAATTGTCTATTGGTGATTATTCTCAATATATACAAGATTGGTTAATTGAATCTCAATGGACTTCATTGTACAATTTAAATTTGGATACAGAATCGTTATCAAGAGCCTTTGTAACCAAAAGTTTAGATTGGGAAACAAGATATACTTACGCATACTCTAAAATTGTCGGATTACAAGCCGGTGGTGATTGGGTTTTGAAAAAAGATTTTGTTCAATTAGTACCAAACCAACAAATATATGAAATTCCTGCAAACCGAGAAATAAATGAAGTATTATGGTTTACACCTTCAGAATTAAATGGGTTATTATTTGACCCCTGGACTTTTGGTGGTTTAGGTGGTGGTGGTTTTGGTGGACCGGGTGGTTTTGCTCAAATGGGTGCGTCAGGTTCTTACTTTATGATGCCGGCATTTGATATGTTATTGAGAATGCAAGAAATTAATATTCAAAGAAGAATTATTGCGGGAGATTTAACTTATACCATCACAGCATTACCTGAAGGTAAAAAAGCTCTTCACTTAATGAACACACCTGGAGGTAAATTTGATTTTGGTAATCAACAAATGGCTAGAGGTAAAGTTTGGTATTGGTATTACGATGTTGGTCCTGCGGACAGAGATAATTGTTTAAAAAACAATCCGGATATTATTAAACTACCATCAGACGTTCCAATAGATTCAATGTCTTGGATTGATTTAAATAATCCAGCACAACAATTTGTACGAAGATGGTTTACCGCTTATTGTAAAGAAACGTTATCAAGAGTTAGAGGTAAATTTAGTGGTAATATTAAAACACCTGATAGTGAATTAACAATGGATTACGCTACTTTAGCGACTGAAGGTAAAGATGAAAAAACAAAACTTGAAGAAGAATTAAAGTTAAGACTTGAAAGATTACGTCCTGAGAAAATGATGGAACGTGAAGCGTTACTTGCTGAAAATTTAAACAAACAACTTAAGTTTAGAGCAATGCCAAGACAAATTTATGTTATATAACTTATGAATACAATATCCAATAGATTAACTAGAAAAACAATTAACGAAAAACAATTTTTAGGAGACACTTTAATTGAAATAGAAGAAATTAAAATACAAAACCCTAAAATAATTCCAATGAAAAAAATAATTACTAACTCCGAATATAAAACAAATGGTGAAATATTAATAGTAATAAAAGAAGTTGATTCTTGTAATCTTACTTTAGATTCAAATACGACCGACCATATCATAATTAAAGCATTTACTAAAGTTTATATTAGACCAAGTTTTGGTAAGATAGACGAATATTATGATGAAATATTAATTGATTTGGGTGCGTGTGTAGAATTTTACTTATTAGAGAATAATTGGTACATAGTTTCCTCAGATGGTTTAAAATTAGAATAAAAAAAGGTGTCGTATTAGACACCTTTTTTGTTTTAGTTAATATGTTCTTCCCAACCAGGTTCTGCTAATTCATAAATATATTCAGAACTAACCCCAACTCTATCCCAAAACTTTAATTCCAAATCTGTAATGGTTAATAGGTCCTCAATAGTGTCTTGGTCACCTTCTTTATTCGGAATACCACCAATTAACTCACATTGGGTCTTAGTAAAGAATCCTCTATCTTCGGGATTAGCAATTAACAAACTTTCTCTTAACTCTTTATTAAAAACAATTAATAATGGTTCAACTTTCTTATTGAATGTAGAGATTGCTCTCGCAATATTGTAATCTCCTGTTAAATCGGGATTGTTCTCAATTTCAGTTTGGTCTAACATATAACAATTAAGTTGTATGGTTGAGGTTGTTTTGTTTTCCGGTTCCTGTCCATTAACTGATGTAAATAAATCCAACTCTTTCTTGGTATAATTATTTTTAGTCAATTTTTGAACATCCCCGTGTGACGCTTTTAATCCATTATTAACATAACTGATTACATCACCCAACGACACCTTTAAATTGTGTTTAATAGCTAATTCCATATGAGCCATTCTACTCATTAAAGAACCCGCCTTTGTTTTCATACCACATCGTTTTTTGTAATCATCGATAGATAGTTTAACTCTCGCTCTTTGGGCAATTTGTTTTAAGGGTATTTGTTTATCATATATTCTTTGGTGGTATTCAAAATACCATTCAATAAACTCCTGACCTTTTCCTTCCAACAATAGCTTCACTCCTTTATCTAAAAATACCTCAATATATAATGGTAATTTTTTAGATTTAATTGAGTTTCCGGTTAATTTAATCTTACCGTTAGATTCCATCGTAGCGTAATTCTTTCTACTTAAATTGATACACGAATCCCAAGTTCCATCACAATCAAGACCCATTTCACCTTTCATAAACAAATCGTTGTATTCGGCGGTATCGGCATAATAACCTCTATATTCTTGACCCTCTTTAACCAACCAATTCAAACCTTTTCCGATGTAAACCCTGTCGTCAACACCACCTTCAGGTAAACTAAAGTTGACACCATCCGTATCAAGTACCAAAGGAGTGTATCCTCTCTTAACAAAGTACTTTACCATTTGACGAAGATATTGTCTTCCGGTACAGGTAATTCTTTCCCCACTATTCATTTCTCCCCACTCATAAACGTGTGGAGCAGATAAACCACCAAACATTGAGTTAATGAAGATTTTTAACGGTAACTGTTTACGGTCATACGATAATGATTTTTTAGAATCAGTTGACTTATATTCCGTTGCTAAGTTTTTATACATAATACGAGCGTTACGGAAGTAAGTTAACATTCCTTTCATTCCACCCATAACATCACACTCAGGGAACACGTCGTGCACCAACTGAATAGATGGATATAGGGAAGAGTAATCTAGTTTTAGTACGTTGGTAGAGTAACCCACCTTAAGTAGTCTTGAAAGTCCTCCTACGAAGTCAGTCTTCTCTTCTTTTGCAGGAATAGCCAAATTGTTCTTGAATGACCAAGCCAACATAATCATTCTCCATAGAGTTGCGGTTCCCATTGTGGAAACTCTCTCATAAGTTGTTGGTACCATCGACGCTAATAGAAACGTTCCCTGATTGAATTCATCATCCACCGTTAACGTTTCCTCTAAATCGTCGTCAAGATATCTCTCCACAACATTATCCCCCGTCACTTTAATATATTTTCCGGGAAATCTTGTGTCTAAGTTATTGAAGTCCGGATTGTCGGCTTTCTTATATTTCCCATTCTCAACATTTAACCAATATTCCTCTTTTTTAGCATACATCGGTCCAATCTCTAAGTGGTCAATATAAACTCGGTCGGGAGCTTCCGCTTTAATATATTGGGTAATGTATTTAAGACCCGCTGATTTAATACTTGAGTTAATCGCCTGAGCTCTACGAACTGAGTGGATAATATCAATAATATTATAACCCCACAATTGAGTTTGTGAGAATCTCTCCACCTCGTTGGCAAGTTTTAACATACCATCCTTTTGAGAGATAGGTCTTGCCGGATTTAGGGATTTAGCAATCTTTTTGATATCTAAGTTAAGAGCTTTACATCTCTCAAATATCCAAAACCAGTCAAAGTTTGCAGAATTGTATCCACCGATGATTGATGGTTTAAGTTCGTCAATAATTTTGAAGAACTCTACCAAACCTCTTCGTTCTTGGTCTTCGTCAGCACACTCAATAACTTTTTGGTATCCTTTATTGGTTTTGATTCCAATCATAAATATACGACCATCCTTAGGTTCTAAAGCGGTCGTCTCCAAGTCAAATCCGAGTCGGGTGATGTCGTTGTATTCTTCATACCCTTTAAATAATCTCTTCTCTCTTGAAATAAGGAACTGTTCTACCGGTGGAAGTACCGTAAGTTTACCTTTTGTTTTTTCACCCCAGGGGTCAACACCACCATCTCTAAAGAATTGGATAAGTGAACGATAACCCTTCATTGATTTAACCATATATTTGAGACCTTTTTCTAATCTCTCATTACCTTTGGTTTCTAACTTATCAATGATGATTCCGTGTTTTTTCATCGCCTCTTTTTGTTGGTCTTTGGACTTTGAATAAAAATTCAAATCTCTCAAATCACCAACCCAAGCAAATGCCGTAAATGTATCTTTTTTGATTATTTTTCCCTGACCAGGGATTTCTTTAATTTTGTATATTGAGTCTGACCCATAGTCATACTCAATAGCAACGATGTGCTCTTCCGGGTCATTTCCTTCAAGGAATGCCTTAATTTCTTCTTGTGTTACCATAAATATATTTTTTAGAATGACATATTGGCTCTGACATAAATCAGGTTTGTCTTGTTTCTATAAATATAAATGATATTAATTAATAAATCAATTTTATATTATAATTGTGTTATTATCACAGATACAGATGGACTTGTCGGTCTAGATGGATTACTTCTTATTGGTATCGCATATAACTTAACATCAGCAACATCTGAAGACCACACTAACTCAACATTATCACCTGATTCCACTGTTAAAAGATAAGTCCATGCCGCAATTAATGGAGATGATATTGGTGTACCAGCAAGTACTACGTCACCGGTACTGTCAATAATTGGATTCCCATTTTGATTTAACCATATACTAATAGTGTATGCACCAGCACCTGTTGTTTTTATTAATTGAGATGAAAAGGAGAAATTATAAGTTCCACCAGATAAAAATGTAAATTTACTACCATCAACAACTGTAACTCCCTCAGAATCAATTACAGTATCTGCACTCATTATATATGATTGAGATGTGGTTCCTGTAATAAATTGGTCAACAGTTGATAAAAATTGACCATGAGCGGCATCTCCGGAAGTATTTCCTGCTTTAACTTTATATGTTGTACCACCGTCAGATACCACAAATAAAGTGTCTGTTGTTATTCCGGTTATTTCGGGCAATAATGCTATTGGTAAATCAGGCATGTTTTTTTTTTATTAATAAATAGTTTATGTTATAATTATTTTACTTAAATCATCTTGTAAAAGATAAAATAAATCATCTTGTAAAAGATATGATATAGATGGTGTTGATGTAGGTGTTTGAGTAGGTGTAGGTGTTTCTGTTGGCGTCGGAGTAGAAGTTTCAGTTGGCGTCGGAGTAGAAGTTTCAGTTGGCGTCGGAGTAGAAGTTTCAGTTGGCGTCGGCGTAGAAGTTTCAGTTGGCGTCGGCGTAGGTGTTTCAGTTGGCGTCGGAGTAGAAGTTTCAGTTGGCGTCGGCGTAGGTGTTTCAGTTTGAGTAGGCGTAGGAGAACTTGTTGTTGTTGTGGTTGTATGATTAATTGTTGTTGTAGTTGTAGTATGATTAATTGTGGTAGTCGTTGTGGTACAAGGACAACATTCTGTAGTTGTTGTTGTAGTATAAGGACCATTGATACAACAAGGGAATTCTGATACGTAACAACTATCATAAACTAAATCATCAGCAATAAAAGAATCTTGTACATTTATAAATAAATCTTCGCGTATTGGTAATATAAGAACTCCATCGGAATTTCTTAACATAAATTGACCAGCGTATCTACCAACTCTATTAGTATCTCTTGGAGTAAACTGATAATATATGTAATATTCAGGACCAGCATTCAAGTCAACAAAAGTTTTTTCAACAAACCCTGCAGGTCTTGAACTTATTTTTGGAATACCGGTTTCTACATCAACCATTGAGAAGAAAATGGCAGATTCTTCAATCATATCCATAAACTTATTATAGTCGCTTCTTCCGTCTTTAACCACTTGTAATTTTAATACCGGTAAGGTTGCGTTTTTCTTAATAAAAAAATCCATCTATTGTTTTTATTTATAAATACTTTGCTTTACAAAAATAAACAAATTAACTTTCTTTTCTTAATGAACCATCATAATGTTCAAATCTATCGTGTTCTGTTGGAGTTAATAGTAATAAGCCAGGTTTAATGTTACCCATGACAGTTTCTTGGTAAACATATGACATTAAAGTTTGTTCAAAAGGATGAGACCATTTTGTTTCTAAAAAACATTTATAGTTTCCTTCTCTACCAACAACAATTGGCCAATTACACACATAGACCTCACCAGTTGCATATGGAAGTCCTTTATAAGACTTAATGTTCTCAAATTTTGTTTTAGGTGAGTTTGCGTCTAATCCATGTTCAGGCAATTTAGGGTTATTAGGCCAATGTCTTTGTCTGAAATCTTGTGGAACATTATACCAACTCCATTGAGTACTATTATCACCAAAAAACTCGGTAAAATTAAGTTTTAAAAAATCAAAATTTTCTTTTTTAATTATTTCTAAAGATTTGTTATATAAATTTGGTACCCATCTATTAAACCCATTTTTACAAGTCTCATTTTTTTTAGGATAAAATGCCATATCATCCTCAAACCAAAAATAATAATCGTGATTTGTTTTATCAAAATGGTCAGCAACAAAAATACGACCACCAACTATACCAATGTTATCTTTTTTAATGTGTTCAAACCCATATTGTTCACATAGTTCAATATATCTTGGGGTTGTTGTTAAATCAGTTGAATTATTTAATAAATATTTTTTAGGTTTTTCTATAAAATCTTTGTCATAATCTAACATAGATTGTATTAACACTTCTAATTGTTTAGGTGAGTTAAATGTTATAACATATAACCCAACATTATCAGTACTTGGTTGTGTTTTATTATTTTGTATAAAATCTTTTGTGTATTTTTTTAACTCTTCAAAGAACGGCCAAACTAAACCATTACCCTCAATTTCAAATCTATATATTAAATCTTTATGTTTATAAGAAAGTATTGTAAATAAACATTCGTCGGCACCCATTAACCCTTCTTTTAACGTATCGTGCATTACTGAATAATAATAGTCATTCATTTGGTGAATGTTATCTTTACTCCCACCAAAAAAACCGCCTCGACACACATAACTAACGTAATCGGTATTACAATAACGAGCCATATCCTTTCTTTCAAATCCATGAATCTCTACATTACCATCATAAGGATATGATATCTGAATAAATTTATTATTGTTAAATCGAACATAATTTTCCAAATTATCTAATACATTATCGTGACTAAAATAACCTCGATTAACCGTATTAGTTAATCCACCATCAACCCAAAAGAAATATTCACTATTAAATGGATTCACAATTGCGGAATCATTTAACATAAAAAATTTAGTAAACATCATTGGGTTATAATATTTTAACCCGGCTTGAGGAGATTCAGATAACCATCCTGCAAAATTTTTCCAACTATCTTGGATTCTAATTTTTTGAATATCTTCAAAAAAAGGATTCCAAACTTCAAAATCCTCAACATTCTTAATAAATATTTTAGTAGGTTTATCGCCTCTAATTTTTAATACTTCTTCTTCTAATTCTTGGGGAATCCAAATACACATTTGAACATTTGTTTCTAACATTTCAAAAAACTTTGTTTTGTAATTTGAAAAATCTCTTTTACCCCAACCATCAAGATTACCGCGACCTAAATCCCAAAGACCGGTAACTATTGTCACATTACTATTCATATTATTTTTTTCTAATTATACTGGTATAACTCCATTCAGGTTTAAGTTTAAAAATTTCACACGATTCAATATTTTTTTCAAGATAATCACATTCTTCATCTGTCATATAATCTGAAACTAGTTTACCTGTTTTATTAAACATTTCTAACATATCAAGTGTTATCGTATTTTTTTCAGATTTCCATATTGAATTAACATCATTCTTTACACTAACACTTGTATGTAAATCTTCTAATACGTACATACCACCACTTTTTATACTTTTAAATAATTTAGCTAAAACAACTTGTTGGTCTTTCATTGCGTGACTTCCATCGTCAATAAATAAATCTATATCCACATTATCATTTGAAAACTCGATTAAAGTATTACCAACATTAACATTAAATTCTAATAATTTAACTCGATTAAAATCATCAATATTAGCCCTATTCATTTCAAAATCAACACCTATTATTTCCGCATTAGTGAAAAATTCTCTCCATATGTTAATTGATTGTCCTTCATGAACACCTAATTCAACAACTTTTTTTGCAGATTCTTTGATTTTATCAAATTCAAGTTGATAAACTTTATCAAAAAAATCATGTCCATAATGTTTATCTGTCGTATATTTTTCTGCTAAACCACTTAATTTTGAATAATCATAATTTTCGTTTATATTAAAAATTTTATTATGAATCTTATCTATTGTTCTATTTTTAATACTACCATACGCATACGCATGAAAAATAAAATTATTATCATTATATTTATTCCAATTAAAACTTCTATTTGAAATAATTTTCATTTTACTAACATACTCACCTCTATCTTTATATAAATGAGTTAATGCGGTTTGGTCCATCCATAATCTGTTAGAATAAAATCCTTCATGATTTAAATCATGTTCACCAACTTCAGGTCTTAATTCACAATCAATAGGTTTTAGGGTTTTACAACAAAAAGCCCAATCATTAAGAAATTTTTTACCCCATTCATTATTTTTTATTAAAAATACTCCAGCATTCATTAGACTATGAGTGCTTTCATCTAATGAGGCAATAAAATTATAATCTTTGTCAATAAATTCTTCAATTCTAATATTAAAATCAGATATTATAGCATCCGTATCTAAAAATAGTATATATTCAGGGTCAAAATTTTCAATAACGTCTAATATTAACTTTGGTTTGTACCAAGTAGGTGCAGCACCATTTATGTAATCCGTTATTGTTTGATTTGATTTTTCACAAAAATATCCATATCCATTTTCATCACAATATTTCTTATTTATTTTTTCAGCAAATGGTCCATGAGTTAAATTACTTGTGTAATATTGTGCGATGTAAATTTTTTTAATTTTATTTGTTTTTAAAATTCTAATAATTAATCCTTTTTCGTCCGGTTGGATATATTGAGCTTGAGTATATTCTTTAAAATTCACATCATTTAAAATTTCATATTCATAATTTAAATTTTTAATCATTTTTAAAATAATATTATAAGTATTTTCATTAGTTATAACACCATCATTTAAACTAAAAAAGATATTAATTTCACCGTCTTTTACTATTGTTTTAAGTAAATTATTAAATGTGTTTTTAATTTTTAGGTCATGGGGATTTTTGAAATTAAAAACACATAAATTTTGTATAACTTCATCACCATATGTTATTGTTCTATCATATATATCAGATATACTTCTAGCATAACCACCATAGTATTCCCAATTATTTTTATCTCGGTCTAACCCATACCAAGCACCTGTCTTACCCTCTGTACCACTAACTCTATTAGTATTTAATTCAATACCTGAAGACCATTCATAATTTAGAATAACTTTTCTATTAGTTTTTAAATTATTATAGTAATTACTAATAATAAAATCACAATAATACATTCGTTTACCCGTTGAATAATGAATTGTTAGATTTTTTTCACCTAAATTATAAAAAGCAGACATAGTGTCTATTATATGAAATTTAACTTCCGGTATTTTTGAAAAGTGTTGCATTAATGTGGCATCTTCCAAATGATTAGTTTCATCATGTATATTTAAAATTTCTTCACATATTTTTTTACTGAAGAATATTCCTCCTCCACCACCTTGTCCGGACCATATAATGTCTTTATCAATAATTTCGTTAAAATATTTCTCTAAAACAAATGAATTAACATAGGTACCATCGTCAACTCTTAAAATATAATCAAATTCTCTATTTTTTAATAACCATGTTATAGCCCCTTGAAGTTTTTTAACCATATTAGATGGTTTTTTTTGATGATGTAAATAATAATAGTCGTATGTGTCGGTTTCGGTTAAATGTAAAATTTGATTTTTTTCATCAAAAGATACTTCCGGATTGTCTCCATCAAAAAAAATAACTTCAATATTTTTATCCTTTAATTTAGATACCCAAGTATCCATACATGGTAATTTTCTAGTTAAATCAGCTCTATCTGATTGTATTGGGTCAAATGGTATATATAACTTTTCACTCATATAATTTTTTGAAGTGTAGGCCAAGACAATTAATTTCATTTTTTATAATATTTTTTTATAATTTTATGCGGATTAGTATTTAAATTTTTAATGTCTAAATCATTGTAAAATTTATCAATATGGTTTTCAAATAAAATAGTTTCATTATCTTCTAACATTTCAATTTGATAATCACTTATTTTATTTATTTCAATTAAATAATTAACAATATCAACTACTTTAATTTTGTTACCTAAAGTAACGTTAATTTTACCATTTATTTTTTTATTAATTAAAAAATCAACAATTTTTGGTAAATCTTCAACATCTATTAAATCTCTATAAGTACCGTTTTTTATTTGTATAACTTTTTTATTTAATAATGAATTATACATAAATGGTACTAATTGTTTTGTGTTTTTTGTTCTACCAATAATATTAGGTAATCTTAAAATCAAAAAATTATTTGAATTATTTTCAATATATGATTCAATAAATAATTTATGCATAACATAATTTGTGTAATCATACCTTAACACACTTAACGTACTAAAATATATTATCAAATTGTTCTGATTTTTTTTTAAAACTTGTTTTAGTAAATCATATTCTTTTTTATATTTTAAAATATCATTTTCTGTTGAATCCGCAACCCCTGAAGCAAAAACACATACAGATTTAAAATTATAATTTTTAAAAGATTCTGCAATCATCCCATCCCCAATTATGTCCATATTTTATAAATTACCAGTTAATCTATCACACCATCCTTTTGATGTGCTATAAGGCCATACAACCCAATATTTTGGTTTAGATGTTGTTTGGAAATCTCTCCAAACTTTACAATACCCATCAGGGTCTTTCATCATACCGTTTATTTCATTGATGTCAGCATCTTTTCTATAAAGAGTTTCATCTTTTTCATCGTGGAATGCAACAACCCAAAATTCGTAATCTTTTTCCGGAACTTGTTTAAATGAGATATCAATACAATGTTTGAAAATACTAGCGAAACTTGCCAACCATTCTTCTTCAGTCTCAAATATAGTAGGATTTGGTGCGTATTTTTTATCTAAAGTATATTGTTGAACAGCTCTATTTGAAAATTTAAGACCTGAATAAATTTCATAATCTTTTAATGTTCTTTCAGTTCCAAATCCATACTTACTAAAATCCATATTAACTTCTTCACCATCCATTCCAAAAAGTTGTCTATTCTTTTTGTGAGATAACTCATTCTTTTTACCCCACTCTTTATCGTCATCCCATTGTTTTACCCTACCTTTACGAGTATACTCATGCCAAATAACTGTTTTATGTGGGTGGAATAAATCATATCCGTGAGTAAATGCTCTAACTGCTATGGAAATTTCTTCACCATGAAAATAAAACTCAGGGTCGTGTTGAACCTCAACACTAAATTGACCTAATGTGAACGCCATGTGAGCAGAATAAAAACGAGAAGTAATTGGTTGTTTAAGTTTTTCCCACCCCGGAATTGTTTCAGGTAAGAAGAAGACAGCACCTTCTGGTATAAATCTGTCAAACGACATTCTCCATGGGTCTCTAACTCTCCCTGCCGGGTCATTATCAGGGTCAAATGAAGAAACATATCCTGTTAATAAAGGTTTGTTAAATCCTTTCTTTTGAAGTTGTTTAATCATTTTGATTAATGTATCGTCCCAATCTTTTTCAAATCTCATATGAGAATCTATTTGAAGAGTATATTCCTCACCATCGTATAATTGTTGTACTTGATTTCTTGCCCAACAAACACCTTTAGCGTCAGAATATAAAACATCCTTAACTCTAAATCGTTTGTCTTTTTTAAATTTCTCTAAATTATCAAACCCATCTTCAGGGTGATATTGGCGACATATACCTATTCTTAAGTTCTTAGGTCTTTTAGCATTTTCCAACATACTATCTAATGTTGGAATAAGTTGGGGGTCACGATAGGAAGCTATCTGTACAAATATTTTCATTTATCTCTTGTTTTATACAAAAGATAATAATTTATAATTAAATATAAATAATTTTATTTAATTATTATGACGAAATTGAACTTGATATAATAGTATGTTTATTTTATTTTATATAATTAAAAAGTCTATGTTAAGTTCACACTTTCAACTCCCACTATTGTACAACCATCATCATCCACTATTAACCCTAATCTACAACCTATCACCATTTTTTTTTTATTTATCATATCTTATAATTATAAGATATAAGTGTTTTTTGTGTATGTTTTTAATAATATAGGGTCATTAAAAAACTAATAAAGTTTCGATAATATTATTCTGGACATGTTGTACCTTCATTACATATCCATAATAATACACCAGTAGGGTCAGTTGTTAATAACATGTTATAAGTGCTTATAATTTGACTTGTTACAAATGGAGTTTCTAATGATGGGTCTGTATATAGATAACCACCTATAGTTGGTTGCTCATTTATTGGAAGATAAACAATTTGGATAGTTGGAGTTCCATCAAGATAACAAACACCAGTATTACAATATGCACTACCAAGCTCTACAGTAAATTGATATGATGTCGGAGTCGCAGTTGATGTTGGTGTTCCCGTATTTGTTGGTGTATTTGTTGGAGTTTGAGTTGCGGTATTTGTTGGTGTTAATGTTGGTGTATTAGTTGGCGTATTAGTTGGCGTTAATGTAGGCGTGTTTGTTGGAGTAGGTGTTGGTGGAAGACATTGAGTACAACCACTATATTGACCTTGACCAAAATAATTTATTAAATTTAATGTGTTCGTACCACCCCAAGTAATGAGAGGGTAAATTGAACCAGCAATTCCTTTAACATTCCAACAATTCCCTAAATTATCAATAACAGTATAAGAATACCAAGTAGAAAAAGGTCCACTAGTATAAGGTAAATATTCAATCGGTAATACCATTTCAGCGGTTGGTGATGCAGTAGGGTTAGAACAAGGGGCAAGTGACGCTATAAATGTTGTTTGTGTACTTGTTGGTGTTAATGTTGGTGTAGAAGTTAATGTAGGTGTATTAGTTGGTGTTAATGTTGGAGTATTTGTTGGAGTTTGAGTTGCGGTATTTGTTGGAGTTAATGTTGGTGTTGGAGTATTTGTTGGAGTTTGAGTTGCGGTATTTGTTGGAGTTAATGTTGGTGTTGGAGTATTTGTTGGAGTTTGAGTTGCGGTATTTGTTGGAGTTAATGTTGGTGTTGGAGTATTTGTTGGCGTTTGAGTTGCGGTATTTGTTGGAGTTAATGTTGGTGTTGGAGTATTTGTTGGCGTTTCTGTAGGTGTATTAGTTGGAGTTAATGTTGGTGTAGAAGTTAATGTAGGTGTGTTAGTTGGAGTATTTGTTGGCGTTTCTGTAGGTATATTAGTTGGTGTTAATGTTGGCGTAGAAGTTAATGTAGGTGTATTAGTTGGTGTTAATGTTGGCGTAGAAGTTAATGTAGGCGTATTAGTTGGAGTTAATGTTGGCGTAGAAGTTAATGTAGGTGTATTAGTTGGAGTTAATGTTGGCGTAGATGTTAATGTTGGCGTGTTAGTTGGCGTTAATGTTGGTGTTTGCGTATTTGTTGGAGTTGATGTTGGTGTAGATGTTAATGTAGGTGTAATAGTCGGAGTATTTGTTGGAGTTGATGTTGGAGTTGGCGTCGGAGTCTCACTTGGTATTGGTACACAAGTATTATCAATACATATCTCATTAATAATTATGTTTACCCCTACCTCAGCCGATGGTAATCTACCACAATAATATAAGATAGTCCCTGATTGAATAACGCTGTTTAACACAACGTTATTACATAGGGTTAAACTAAAGTTTAAAGCCCCCGAAGTTGTATTTTCAAATGATATACAATTACAAACAACAACCATTGTTGGGGTCGGAGTTGCTGTTGTTGTTGGTGTCGGAGTTGGTGTTCCCGGACAACTTTGTAAAATAAATTCATCACAACCAATTGAATCGGTAACAACGACTAAAACTTGGTTAGCCCCATATAGTTCTATTGGAATAGTCAATAAAAGTGTTGGAGGAACAGAAACAACGCCGGTCGCAACCACATAACAATACGTTAATGTTAAATCACATATTGATATATCAAATGGTGAGTGTCCGTTTAAACTGGTTATTTCTATTACTTGCATTACAATAAATATAGATAGAATTATTTTACCATAAATACTTAACAATTTTAATATTTACTATGGAACTTTATTAGTAATTTATTATTTTTGTAATAAAAAAAATATGTCATTAAACATCAAACATTACGATTTTATTGAAATTGGTACTTCAGATTTTGATACTTTAATTGAAACTTCTAATGACAAGACTGTCGGTATTAGTATTGAACCTATAAAATATTACATAAATAGATTACCAGATAAACAGAACATCATTAAAGTCCAAGCGGCGTTATCAACAACTGATGGTGAAGTTGATGTATATTATATCGATGATTGGAAAATTGAAGAAAATAACTTGCCTTGGTGGGTTAGAGGAAGTAACTCAATAAATAATCCCCACCCTTTTGCGATTAAAGAATTAGGTGAAGAACTATACAATAGTTTGGTCACCATTGAAAAAGTACCAACGATTAGTTGGAAAACGTTAATTAACACATATAATATTGGGTCGGTTGATTATTTAAAAATTGACACTGAAGGTCATGACCACATTATCTTTAGAGATTTTTTGGACTATTGTAAGGAACACTCTTTTCCAATACCGAGTAAAATAACGTTAGAATATCACGATGGTGTTTCAAACAAAATTGAGATTGATAAGTTAGTTTCAGAACTATCGGATTATCAAATGATAAGACATGTTAGTGATATTACATTAATTAAACCTCAAATACCAAGAGTGATTCATCAAACATATAAAACTAATGATTTACCAACTGAAATAATTGAAGTAGTTCAAAGGTTAAAAGATATGAACCCAACATTTGACTATAAATTCTACAATAATGATGATTGTGTTAAATTTATTAAAGAAAATTATGATGAAGAAACCCTTAATCTTTATTTAAGTATTAACCCAAATTATGGGTCGGCAAGAGCTGATTTATTTAGATATCTTTTAATGTATAAAGTTGGTGGTGTTTATTTAGATATTAAAAGTTGTACTACAAAACCATTAGAAGAAGTCTTATTACCAACTGACGAGTATCTATTAACACATTGGGAGGGTCTAGATTGGGCGGATGAATTAAAATATTATTTTGGTGAATTTCAAAATTGGCACATCATCTGTAAACCAAACCACCCATTTTTAGAAAATGTTATTGAAGTAGTTAAAGATAATATTAGAAATTACATTGGTGGCGCGGATAAGAATTCGGTATTAAGAGTTACCGGACCAATCGCTTATAGCAAAGGAATTTTAAACTTGTTGAATATCCACAAAACAAATCGTTTTGATTCTCCTGTTAGAGAATTTTTATTAGAAAATGAAATTGGATTACAATATGTGTCAACACCTGTTCATCATCACAAAATAATTGAAAAATCATTCTCAAGAAAAGAACCTTTAATATTAAAAAATAAAGTAGAAAAATCATATCTATTATTAGCAACTGAAAATTATTTTGATGTTGCTAAAATGTGTATTAAATCAATTCGTGAATATAGTGATTTACCCATTTTCTTATATCTAATTAACTCTGATAAAGTGATAAACATTAAAGATGTGGTCACAATAATGTGGGATTTAGACTTAGTTGATGACAATTCCAATAGATACATTCAAGAGGGCGAAAATTTCTATATTAATAGAACCAATAAAACAATTTACAACATCTTAATACAAAAACCATTAATCACTAAAGACGTTTTATCTAAATACACTAAAACGGTTGCGTTTGTTGATTGCGATTCAATTGCAACACCATATGTTGATAGAATCTTTGACTTATACGATAATGATAAAGATTATCCTTATTTTGTTGAAGGGATTTATGATTATCTACACGTAGGTGAACGAGGTGGTGCGATGACTAGAGATGATATGTCAACCACGTTGGAATACCCGGCATGTGAATTATTTAATGTTAATCAATATGTTAGAGAAAAATACCGACAAACAGGTTATTATGTATCAAATGAAAAATGTGTTGATTTTTTATCTGAATGGTATCAAATGTGTTCTCACCCTGAAGTATTAAATAATATCCCATATTATGCGGCGTATAATGAGGAGACCATCTTAAATGTGTTATTGTGGAAAAAATTAATATTTGATGGGTTACCTTACATTTATGCTAACGGAAATTTAGAATTAATAGATAATATTTATTCAAATTATAATATTAATGAAGAAAGTTTATGGGTTAAGATTCCAAACAAGAAAGATGGTTTGTTATTTATTCACGGAGAAAAAAATATTTTAGAAATGGGTAAAATGATATCAAAAATCAAAAACCATCATAAAGAAAAAATTAGAGTTTTATTCTTGGCACCACATCTATCAACCGGAGGAATGCCATCATTTCTATTAAAAAGGATTGAATCATTATTGGAATATTATGAAGATAAAACAGAACTTTTTGTTGTGGAATATTCAAATCATAGTGACCATTTTGTTGTTCAAAAAAATAGAATTAAAGAATTAGTACCTTCGTCACATTTTTGGACGTTAGGTGAAGATAAGAATGAATTAAAGAAAATTATTGAGGAAAATTATTTTGACATTATCCATTTAGATGAAATGATTGAAGCGTTTGATTCTCATAATAAATTGTCAAACAACTTAATAAATTTTATTTATAAAAATGACCGAACATGGAGAGTCGTGGAAACTTGTCATAACATAATGTTTCAACCGGATAAAGAAAAAATATTTCATCCTGACGCATATTCATTTTGTTCTCCTTTTCATAAAGAAGTTACATTCGTTAATATGCCATCATATGGTGAACTAATTGAATTTCCCTACACACCTACAATCATATTATCAAAAAAAAGTAGTAAAGAAAAATTAGGTTTAGACCCAAACAAAACTCACATTATAAATGTTGGATTATGGACATCGGGTAAAAATCAAGGTGAGGGTGTTGAGATTGCTAGATTAGTTGAAGGGGTTTACCCTGAATTAGAATTTCATTTTATTGGGAATCAAGCTCCTAACTTTCAAAATTATTGGGAACCTATAATGAAAGACCTGCCAACCAATGTTAGAGTATGGGGTGAGAAAGATAATGTTAATGACTTTATGATGGCAGCCGATGTGTTAATGTTTAACTCAACTTGGGAATGTAACCCATTAGTATTAAGAGAAGGAATATCTTATGGGTTAAAAATCTTATCAAGAAATTTACCACAATATATGGATATGTTTACACCGTATATTAAACCAATTTATGGTGATATTTTTGATATGAAAAATCAACTTTTAGATTTAATTAATGATAATATTAATTATGGATTTCCATCATATGGGGTTAAAGAATTTGCTGAAAAAAATTACCAATTATATCAACAAATACTAAATCAACCTATAAAAAAACAAACAATGATTGACGAAGAAGTACAAGTACTCCAACATTTTGTTAAGGAACCCTTCTTAGAAATAAAAGGTAGTGGTGATAAAGATTATAATGTAAAATTCTTTGATGAAAATGGTGTTTGTCATTATGAGAACACAATAAAACCAAATCATTGGGTTAAATTAAGTCGTAGTTATTACACCAAATGGAGAGCAGTTGTGAGTAGAGATAATATTGTAATTTATGACAATACATTGGATTTAACTAATAAGAGAGTTTATATCTCATTTGAGAGTAAATCATTAGGGGATTCAATTGCTTGGATTCCATATGTGTTAGAGTTTAAAAAGAAACATAATTGTAAAGTAATTGTGTCAACCTTTTGGAATCATTTGTTTGAAAATGAATATCCGGAGATTGAATTTGTGGTGCCCGGAGTTACAACACATAATCTTTATGCTATGTACTCAATTGGGTGGTTTTATGATAAAAACAAAGAACCAATTTTACCAAACACAATACCTTTACAACAAACTATTACAAATATTTTAGGTTTAGATTTTGAAGAAATTAAACCTACAATACATAGTACCGTTAACACAAGACCTTATAAACAGAAATATATAACTATCGCAACCAATTCAACTGCGGGATGTAAATTTTGGACAAGAGAAGGTTGGCAAGAACTAATTAACTATCTTCATAATTTAGGTTATAAAATTATTAATGTGTCAAAAGAAGATAACCCATTTTATAATGCAAATAAAATTAAAAACACATCAATTCATCATACTATGAATGTGATTAATCATAGTGAATTCTTTATTGGTTTATCTAGTGGTTTATCTTGGTTAGCGTGGGGTTTAGGTAAAAAAGTTGTTATGATTTCTAACTTTACAAATGAAGACCATGAGTTTATACTTAATTGTACTAGAATTGTAAACCGTTCAGTTTGTAATGGATGTTGGAATAAACCTGAATTCACCTTTGATAAAGGGGATTGGAATTGGTGTCCCATCAATAAAGGGACTGAAAAACAATTTGAATGTCATACATCAATAACGCCGGAAATGGTTATTAAACAAATACAACATTTACTATAATGAACTTAACTAATTTTGATTGGGGATGGATGGAGCAAAGTGAAGAAGGTTTGTTTCATAAAGAACAAATAACTCAAGAAACATTTATTGATAAAATATATGAAAAGTTTTTTGAAGTTTCTGAGGGTGATATTGTTTTAGATTTTGGGGCTAGTGTTGGACCATTTACTTATAGTATTTTATCAAAAAAACCAAAACACGTATATTGTCTTGAACCGAGTGAATATGAATTTCCTACATTAGTTAATAACACTGTCGGTTATCCGGTTACACCAATATTGAAGGGTATCTCAAATACCAACACATATACTGACTGTAATGACATTTATGGGGGTTCAAAACAAATGGAAGGAATCACTTTTAAAAAACTTTGTGAGTTATACAATTTAAAAACCATAGATTTTTTAAAAACAGATTGTGAGGGTGGTGAATACGATATTTTTAATGATGAGAATTTTGAATTTATTAAAAATAATGTTAAAAAAATTACAGGTGAATGGCATTTAGGTACACCAATTTTAAAAGAAAAATTTAAAAAATTTAGAGACACTTACTTACAATATTTTATAAATGTTGAGGTATACTCGATTGATGGTGTTAATGTAAAATGGAATTTAATGTCTGATAATTTTTTAGAACACTATACAGAAATAATAATACACATATATAACGTTTAATTAAATGAAACAAATATTTTTTAACTCTTCCCTACCCAGAAGTGGAAGTACATTAATTCAGAATTTATTAGCTCAAAATCCTGAAATTTACTCAACACCAACATCAGGGTTGGTGGATTTTGTAATCGCCTGTAAAAACAATTACAATCACTCTCAAGCATTTCAAGCACAAAATCAAGATGAAATGACCAAAGCGTTTGTTGATTTTTGTCAAGATGGTATGCAAGGTTATTTTAAAAGACTTACTGACAAACCAATCGTAATAGATAAAAGTAGAGAATGGGGTATCAATTATAGTTTATTGGAAATGATAAATCCAAACCCAAAAATTATTTGTATGGTTAGAGATGTTAGAGCGGTCTATAGTTCAATGGAAAAGAATTTTAGAAAAAATCCTCATAGGGAAAACGGGATTCAAAGACCGGCAGAATTAATTGGTACGACATTAAATAAACGTATTGATATTTGGGCGGGTGGAGTACCTGTTGGAACTTCTATTGATAGATTATTAGATATTATACAACAAGGAATTGACGATAAAATGTTATTTATTCGTTACGAAGATTTAATGAGTAATCCTGAACAAGAAATGTCGAGAATATACGAATATTTGGGTGTACCGAATTATGATGGGCATGATTTTGAGAACATATCACAATTAACTCATGAAGATGATAGGGTACATGGGATATATGGTGACCATAAGTTAAGACCAAAATTTGAAAAAAAACCGGATGACTATATGGAAGTTTTAGGTTATGAACTATCAATGAATATTAAGAATCATTACAAATGGTTTTATGACTATTTTGGTTATGTATAAAATTTTAAAAAAATAAAGAATGGCAATATATTGGTTTACAGGTCAACCAGGCGCTGGTAAGACCACATTAGCAAAACACGTTAAAGATTATCTACAACCAAGTAATGTTATATTAGTAGATGGTGATGACATTAGAGATGTCTTCCAAAATAAAGATTACTCTGAAATAGGGAGAAGAAAAAATATTGAGAAAGCTCAAGACATTTCATTATTTTTAGATTCAAAAGGATTTGATGTGATAGTCTCATTAGTTTCACCTTATAAAGACCAACGAGATGAATTTAAAAACAATCATAACGTATTAGAATTTTACATTCATACTGAAGATGTTAGAGGTAGAGAAGATTATCATGTATCAAACTATGAACCACCTACTGAGAATTTTGTGGACATTAATACGACAAATGTTATTGAACAAAAATCTGTTGGGGAAATAATAAACAAAATTATTGAATTTAAAACAAATGGGTAATTGGGAAAGAAAAACACACGTACAAGCAGCATTTGCTTCATCATCATCAAATAAAAAATATTCAATGTTTGTGGGTAGATGGCAACCGTGGCATCATGGTCATAGAGCATTAATTGACCAACAATTGGATAGAGGTAAAAATATTTTACTATGCGTTAGAGATGTTGAAATTGATGATAAAAATCCATTTTCAACAGAATGGGTTATTGAAAACTTAAATAAAGAATTAAAAGACCTAATTGACGAAGGAAGATTAGTAATTCAGGTAATTCCGGATATAGAAAGTGTTAACATTGGTAGAGGTGTCGGATATGATGTTTATGAACATTTTCCACCTGACGATATTAAAAACATTTCCGCAACAAAAATTAGAGAACAAATGAAAAAAGACGGTAAACTATAATGGTAGAAATAAAACGACACATAGGTAAAGCCGTTAGTTATAGAATGCTAGGTTCAATACAAACCTGTTTAATATCATACGCATTTACAGGGAATTTTTGGGTTTCAGGTAGTATAGGGTTAACAGAGTTATGTATAAAACCATTAATATATTTCCTACACGAAAGAGTGTGGTATAAATGGATAAAATTTGGATTAAAAAAAAATAAAGAATAATATGAATGTAATTTTTCAAATAGATGGTGGACTAGGTAAAAGTATCTTGGGAACCGCAGTATTAAAAGCAATAAAAAAACAATACAGTAAGGCAAATATAATTGTAGTTACTAGTTATCCGGACGTTTTTGTTAACAACCCAAATGTTAACAAAGTTTTGACTCACGAAACAATAAGTGGTGTGTATGAAAAATACATTCTAAATAAAGATGCAAAAGTGTTTGTATCTGACCCATATGCAACTTCTGATTATATCACTGAAGAAAAACATCTAATTCAATTATGGTGTGAAATGTATGGTCTAAATTACAACGGTGAAAAACCTGAATTATTTATTAGTAAAGCCGAAAGACAATACTTTGAAGGGTTCTATAAGTTAGATAAACCAATTATGGTTATTCAACCTCATGGGGGAGCATTTAATCAACCATTAAAATATAGTTGGACAAGAGATATCCCTCAACCAATTATGCAAGACATTATAAATCATTTTGCAAATGATTATGCTATCTTACATGTTAAACGAGAAGACCAAATTATTTATGAAAATACGTTTCAAGCGTTAGATTCATTTAGAAGTATTGCAGTATTATTGAGTATGTCAACAAAAAGATTGTTAATTGATAGTAGTGTGATGCACATCGCAACTGCGTTAAATTTACCATCAGTGGTGACTTGGGTTGGGACAAATCCAAAAATGTTTGGTTATGATATTCATAATAATATTGTGGCTAATGAACCAACCAAAACACCTGATTTAAATCACCCACATTATTCTAAATATCTATTATTCCAAGATATTAGCTCCATACCTTATAACGACCTGTATGAAGTTTTTGATACTCAAAAAATTATAGATGCAATTAATAAACAATAACAAAAAACCCTCATATGAGGGTTTTTTTAATTTAAATTAAGTTCGTTTTTTTTAATAATCCAATATCCATTGTCAAATATTTTTGCGTTAGGTATGTTAACATTTTCATAACAATTACCTCCAATATACCCATCATCTTTAATTTTATCATAATATTGATTAATTAAAGGTAATATATCTTCGTTTTTTCTATTATTAATAAATAAAAATGAAATGTCATTAAAATTATCAACCACATCTTCAGGTTTTTTTTCAATATGAGATATATTTTTAAAGTGATAGGTATTACTGTGAAACCCAATTCTAACATCTTCCCAAGTAACTTCGTTATTAACATTAAATTCATCTTCTCCAAATAAAGGGTCTATTGAATAGATATTAGTAAATAACCCACAACTACCAAAAAAGAAAGTTAATTCCCCAAGATGAGGATAAAGTTCAATCATGGTCTCATTTTCACCTAACTGAGTTAAAAGAAATCCTAATAAACCGGAAATCCCAAAAAAATTAGATTTATTAAATTTTTGTATTCCAAATTTTGGTTTATCTAAAACCATTTCAAAATATCTATCAGTAATGTCTTTAGGCTGTTTTAAATAATTTACAATTTTTTTATTTAAAACATTTCCATCTTGGTCAAATGAAAGCCCCACACGTCCGCTATTTTCTCTAAATTCATTATAGTAGGTATCAGAATCCGCATTTTCAGGATTAAAACCATCACTTATTTGTTTAAATAAATTATTTTTTAAAGTGAAAGAATTATGAGTATTATAAAATTGTTCTAAATAAAGGTCCGAGGCATATTTGATTGGATAATATTCGTCTGACATAGTTTTTATCGTCTCTCGTGTTGCAATATAAGCATGAGCTCCATTGTAATTTGTATTAAATCTTGGGATTACTAAATGTTTCCCCACATTAATCCCCGTTTGTCCTCCGGTTTTCTTACCTAAATGAATTAAATCCCAATCATATTGTTGGATTTCATTAAATATACTTTCATATTGTGGTGTAAAACTCCCATTCTCTAAAACAGGGTTTGTTAGATAAACATCGTCCTCTAAAAACAATGCGGTCTCAACACCATCTATTAAGGCTTGTTCCCATGCCTTTTTATGTGATAATGCACAAGCAAAAACACCCATAGTTACTTTACCCCAAGGGTCTAAAAATGATTTATTCAGTTTTTTTTCAGTAATCAATTGTTCAACAGATAATAACTTACCGTCAACAGCTTCAATAAATGTCAAATCAAGACCCGGAAGAGTTTTAATAAGTGCTTCTTTTCTATCGGGTCTACGCTTTAAATTAATCACATATATTTTATCAAAACCTAATGTTGATGTTTTATTAATCATAATGAATTAAGGAATTTTTTATATTGTTCATAATTATTTTCATTATTTAATTCTTTAATATCCTCTAATGAGGTTTTTAATATGTCTTTCATATCATCTATTGAAGTTTTATTAATTACTTCCAACATATTAGACATTGAATCTACTTTATCATTAACAATAAATGGATATGATTTAAAAAATTGCGATGTTCCCGAACTTTTACTTATTAAGGGAACAGACCCATTTAACAAACTAAAAAAGGTATAATAATCGTATGTGTCATAAAGAGACAGATTAGAATATATATAATTTTCTTTAAAAAATTTCTCATCATTTTTTAATCGACCATTAAATTTAATTCTATTATTTTTTGAAGTTAAATGATTTACAATCATCTCATTTAAAATATCATCTCTCCCATGCGTTCCATACATATTCAAAACATATTTGGGGTTAAACTCAATTAGATTTAATAAATCAAACATCCCCGATTGGTTTGATGGGTATCCGTTAAAACCTATATTTTTATTGGGAATTAAATTATTAAAATTTATATTGATTTGGTCTTTATCCCCTAAAGGTGGTGAAATAACTGAAAATGGTTTAGGGTTATTAAGTTTGTAGTATTTTTGAAATAAATTAACATCGTTGTCGTTAAAAAAGACAAATCCATCGGCACAATTTTCATATAAAAATAATTGTCGATTAATAGGGAGACCATTAAAATTATTAATCATTCCTTTAATATTAAACTCAATAAATTCATCATTAAGTTCTTTATTATGGTGTGGAATCGTATCAATTATGAATATTTTAGGTATTTGGATTTCATTGAAGAACTCTTTATAAAACTCAACACTGCTAACTTTATAATCCATAAAGATTAACGCATGAGTATAAGTTTTATTTATTTCATAAGTAATATTTGGAGAAATAAAATTGTAAGTATCATCTTGGGATATAGATAGAGAATTTAAAATTTTATTAATGGTAATCATTTCATTAATATATCCCTTATTTTGGTAATTGGTTATGGCACATAACTTCATTATTTTTTTTTATATAAACATAAATAAGTTGTGTGACTTGTAAATTGATAACAACAAAAAACCCCTCTTTATTGGAGGGGTGTTCTTTTTATTTATTATTTGGTTTAAGTATTTCAATACCATTCCAATTTTCAATGGCATCTTTATCCTTTCTTGTTCCAATTACAAGAACATTATATCGAATATCCTTGTCTGCAAATATATTAATATTTTCTTCAATATCATCAATAACCCCATATGCAATTCCAAAACCATTAAAAGGACTCACCCATACTTGAGTATTTTTATTCAAATACTTATAATAATCAGGTAACTTAATAATAGAGGTCCCATTTACAACATCAACAACATATCTATATATATTATCTCCTTCTGTAGGTGATTCAACAAATGAATGTTGTAAGTATTTCGTTTCTGTTTTATTTGGGTCAGGGTGGTTAATTCTAAATGTTCCGGATGTTTTAGATAATGCCTGAACAAATGTTGTATTACTAGCACTTGATGTTAAATTAGAACCAATTATGTGAGAATTATAGTGAGTAACAGTATTTGACGCTCCCCCCAAAATAGATGAACAATTACCAGAAGCAGTATTACCACAACCACCACCAATTGTTGACTGAGTCCCTGTTGCACAGTTTTTAAAACCACCCGTAATTGTTGAAGTTTGACCAGAAGCAATATTACAACGACCACCTCCAATTATAGACCACGCCGAACTTGCGGCAATAACATTTAATTCACCACCTCCAATAAATGAAGAACATACTGAGATAGTATTTCCCGAACCACCAGCAATTGTTGAAAAACAACCATCATTTTGGATAGTATTACAACACCCTCCAGCAATTGTTGAACAACGAGAATTACCACATGTAAGATTAAATCTACCTCCTCCAATCGTCGAAGAATGACCACACGCGTGATTAAAATAACCACCACCAACTGTTGCACACCCATCAGATGCCCTATTACATTTACCACCCATGACGGATGTATATGAATTTAACGCAACATTTACCGCACCTCCTCCAATAAATCCGGAACAACAAGAAACACAGTTTGCTCTACCTCCTGCAATTGTTCCATGACCCGCACTTGTAATTCTATTGTTTTGTCCTCCACCAATAGAACTATATTCACCACAAGTATAATTATTGTAACCACCAGCAATTGTTGATGCTTTACTATTAGTAACTCCGTAGTTTCCTTTTACAAAATTACCACGACCACCACCAATTGTTCCAAAACAATGATTACCAGCACTTTTGTTAGTACATCCTCCACCAATTGTTGAGAAAAGACTACAAGCAAAATTTGACTTTCCTCCACCGACTGTTGAATAACAACTAATTGAACAATTTAAATAACCCCCACCAATTGTTGAGAAAATAGATGTAGAAGTAGTGTTCTTACAACCTCCACCAATAAATGTGAAATTACCACAAGCACAATTTAATAACCCACCACCAATTGTTGAAAAAATAGCTGTAGAAGTTTTGTTATTACAACCTCCACCAATAAATGTGAAATTACCACAAGCACAATTTAATACCCCACCACCAATTGTTGAATAACAACCAGAAGCACTATTGGAATTACCACCACCAACAAAAGAAGCAGTATTAGAAGCAAGATTATTTGACCCTCCCGCAATTGTTGATACAATACCAGATGCAGTGTTAGCAGAACCGCCACCAATTGTTGAAAAATTACCAGAAGAAATACCATATCTTCCACCACCGATAAACGAAAAACAACCAAAACTTTTATTTGCAAAACCACCACCGATTGTTGCAAAATTACATCCATTAGGGGCGGTAGTTGTATTTACTAATCTTGGATTATTTCCATAAGTAAACGTTTGGTTTGTATATAAACAAGTATAATAACTAGAATAAACAACATTAGTGATTTGTCCTACGTAAGTGGTATTATTATAATTAGATGAAATAAAATTATCTCCAATAGTAAATGATGATGTTTGGTCGCCATAAATAACAAAACAATTAGAATTAACACAATATGATTTAAATATAGTTTCATTAGATGTTATGTTTAAATTACCACCACCAATAAAACCGGATTGAGATTTATTTAAATTTACCTTACCACCACCAATTGTTGAACTAACATTAGTAGCAATATTATTTTTACCACCAGCAATTGTTGAATAATTCCCTCCAGAAGTATTATTTCGACCACTACCAATAAATGAACTATCTCCAGAAGCAGTATTTTGACCACCACCAGAAATTGTAGAATAAAAATCAGAAGCAGTATTTTGACCACCACCAGAAATTGTAGAACGATTACCACAAGCAGTATTAGAAGTACCACCACCTATTGTTGAACTTGTGGAAGCAGAAAAGATTAAATTACCACAACCACCACCAATTGTCGCATATACTCCTCCATTACAGTTTTTAAAACCACCCGTAATTGTTGAAGTTTGACCAGAAGCAATATTACAACGACCACCTCCAATTATAGACCACGCCGAACTTGCGGCAATAACATTTAATTCACCACCTCCAATAAATGAAGAACATACTGAGATAGTATTTCCCGAACCACCAGCAATTGTTGAAAAATAACCATTAGTTTGTATAAGATTACAACACCCTCCAGCAATTGTTGAACAACGAGAATTACCACATATAAGATTAAATCTACCTCCTCCAATTGTCGAAGAATGACCAGCCGCTTGATTACAATAACCACCACCAACTGTTGCATACCCATCAGACGCCCTATTACATTTACCACCCATAATTGATGTGTAAAAATTTGACGCAACATTTACCGCACCTCCTCCAATAAATCCGGAACAACAAGAAACACAGTTTCCTCTACCTCCTGCAATTGTTCCATGGCAAGCAGAAGTCCACGTACAATTGGATTGACCACCACCAATTGTTGAATGATGAGCCGTAGGTGCCGTAGAATTGCATTCACCACCACCAATGAATGAACAAGTACCCTGTGCCAAATTACATTTTCCTCCACCAATTGTTGTAAATGCATATGCCGCAGTATTACCACAACCACCACCAATAAATGCACAATCACCTAAAACAGAAACAAGATTTTTTGACCCTCCACCAACTGTTGAGGTATTACCGGAAGCAGTATTACTATTTCCACCGCCAACTATCGAATTATCACCACCAGCAGTATTAATACTTCCACCACCAATTGTTGAACGAATACCAGAAGCCGTATTTTTATAACCACCACCAATTGTTGAACCAATACAACAAATTTTATTACAATAACCTCCACCAATAGATGAAGATGTGGATGTAGAAATGATTAGATTATTACAACCACCCGCGATTGTAGAGTATATTGCTAAATTACAGTTTCTAAATCCACCACCAATTGTTGATAATCTACCAGCATTACAACAAACAATTGTTCCTGATAAAATCCCTGTTGATGTTGTAAATGTTCCACCTGAAGTATTATGTCCAATACCACCACCAATTGTTACACCTAAAGAACCACATTCGTCAGTTGCAGATTGAATTATGTTTCTATGTCCACCACCAATAAATGACATTCTAGTACTTGTTCTATTACAATATCCACCAGATATTGTTGAGGTATTTCCAGAAGTATTATTTCTAAATCCCCCACCAATAAACCCACAACGAGCATTGTTTATATTACAAGAACCACCAACAACTGTTGAATCATAACAAGAAGAGGTGTTAAAACGACCCCCACCAACAAATGAAAAACATCCCGATGCTGTATTTCCTGAACCCCCACCAACTGTTGCACGTCCATTAGAAGCAGTATTATCTAAACCACCCCCTACTGTTGAGGAATAACAAGAAGAAACATTACATTGTCCTCCACCAACGGTTGACCGACTACCAGAAGCAGTATTCCATACTCCTCCTCCAATTGTTGAATAAGCACCTCTAGAACAATTTAATGACCCTCCACCAATTGTTGCTCCTGTTATAGAAGCATAATTACAATATCCACCAGCAATTGTTGAATACTTAGCCGTTGCACGGTTTCTAAATCCACCACCTATGGTTGATAATCTACCACCTTCAAAACAAGTAATTACTCCTGATAAAATACCTGTTGATGTTGTAAATGTCCCTCCGGTTGTGTTATGTCCAATACCCCCACCAATAGTTGCTCCTAAAGAACAACATTCGTTTGGTGTTGATAGAAGTATATTTCTTTGACCACCTCCAATTGTTGAGAATCTAGAATTTAAAATATTACGACATCCTCCATTAATTATTGAATAACTACCACGAGATGAGTTAAAACTACCACCACCAATAAATGTATAATCACCTATGGCACAGTTTCTAAAACCACCACCAATGGTTGATAATTTACCTGCATCACAACAAGCAACTGGTCCGGTTAAAATTCCTGTAGTCGCATTAAATGTTCCCCCTGAAGTATTATGTCCAATACCTCCACCGATTGTTACACCTAAAGAATTACATTCGTTTGTTAATGATTGAATTATATTTCTTTGACCACCACCAATAAATGAGAATCTAGCATTTGTCGTATTATAAGAACCACCAACTATTGATGAACAAGTACCACTAATCGAGTTTTGACAACCACCAACAATTGCTGAATTATCACAAAAAGCGCTATTATATTTACCACCACCAATAAACGAATAACCACCTGGGCTATTATTACAACAACCACCAACAATTGCTGAATAAGGACCTGTTGATGTATTATTAAAACCACCTAAAGAAGCTGAATAATTTCCTATCGAAGTATTTGAAACACCACATCTAACAGATGAATTCTTACCCGCACCTAAAACAATAACCGCTGATGAACCAATATTTACACCCGATGAACCACTTGTTCCTGAAGTACCGCTAGTTCCGGTTGTTCCTGAAGTACCACTTGTACCTCCGGTACCATTCGTTCCTGAAGTACCACTAGCACCATTAACACCACTTGTTCCTGAAGTTCCGCTAGTTCCTGAAGTACCACTTGTACCTCCGGTACCATTCGTTCCTGAAGTACCGCTAGTTCCTGATGTACCGCTAGTTCCGGTTGTTCCGCTAGTTCCTGAAGTACCACTTGTACCTCCGGTACCATTAGTCCCTGATGTTCCGCTAGTTCCTGTTGTTCCTGAAGTTCCTCTAGTACCTGAAGTTCCCGATGTACCGGTTGTTCCTGATGTTCCGCTTGTACCTCCGGTACCATTCGTACCTGATGTTCCTGATGTACCGCTAGTTCCGGTTGTTCCTGATGTTCCGCTTGTACCACTTGTACCTCCGGTACCATTCGTTCCTGAAGTACCACTTGTACCTCCGGTACCATTCGTTCCTGATGTTCCGCTAGTTCCTGTTGTTCCTGAAGTACCACTTGTACCTCCGGTACCATTAGTTCCTGATGTTCCTGATGTTCC